GGCCTGCGAGGGGGAAACCGGGGCGCGGGCGGCTCGGGCAAAAGCTCTGCCGGGATACCCAGCTCGATCAGCCGGGCGATGTGTTTCGGACTGGGCCGCCTCCCGGAAAAAACGTCACACAACGCCCCCTTGCTGATGCCCAGCGCGTCGGCCAGGGCCTGATATTCCACCTCGCATTGCAGCAAAAACGCCTTCAGGCGGACTTGACGGGAGGGGTTCGGGTTGCGTATCTGTTCGCGTAAATTCATAACGGTTTTCCTCTTCTCGCTGTAGGAGCTAACGATGGATAAACGGCGCAAAAAGGGGTTCACGCTGGAGCAACACCAGCGGTTCGGCGACGCCATCCATGCCGCCCGGACAACGCTCGTCAAACTTACGGTCGAAGCCAGCAAGGCATATCCTTTCAAGGAAAAGGTCCACCGCCGGATCGGCAGGGCGCTCGATGCGATCGAAGAACTTCGAAGTGAGCTCGACAGTCTGGTCTTCGCCGAAAACCGGGACCGTGGCTCCACGGAAAATGCCGAAATCTACTACGGCCCCCGCAAAGAGGATGGCAGTGACGAAAAGACTCATCTGTCATCGCCGCAATAGGCCATGCTCTCCAGCACGGCGTCGAGGATTTCCGGGGTCAGGGAGCGATCCGGAAGGTCTTTGTCACTGCGCCAGGAGGAGCTGATCGAGATGAAATCGCCGTCGGCGACCCGCAAATCAGAACGAAGGATGTGCGCGGCCACGGCGCCTTCAAATTCGCACGAAGGGGCGAAGGCGACCACGACCCTGAACCGGCCGCCATCGGCTCGTCTCGTGCAGCGGGTGAACTCGAGAACGCCGCAATCATCAATGACGTGGCGTTCCAGGACCGGTAGAAACGGGGCTATCCCCGGGAGAAATTGCTCCCGGTCGGTGTGTGTGTCGGACCAGGTGGGTTGCATGTCGGTCATGACGTGCCTCCGTTTGGTTGCCCCGGCGCGGCGTTCGCCCCAGGGGCGGGAGTGCGGCGACGCGGGCGAATGGGGTTGGGGCGGGTTTCGCGGTGCGTTGCCGTTCGCATGATTTGGGCTTTAACGAAAAGGCGCGAACTTTGTCAACAAATTTTTCTTCACCACCCACCTCCGCTGAGGACAATTTTAAAGCTCTTCTTGGCGAGAGGTTTCGTAAACTTATCAAGTCATTAGATATGAAAGATATTGAGTTTGCCAAACAAACTGGCGTGCAAAAAGCAACTATTTCTGGTTATGTAAACGGTGATCGTGAGCCTTCGGCTTCTTTTCTCGCGAAACTCGTTCGCATTTTTAACATCTCATCTCACTGGCTTTTGACCGGCGAGGGGGCCATGTTCCGCGACAACCCCCCGGCCGCCGAGACGAAGTCCGACGAAAAAACCCCGTTTGAACGCAACTTGGCCGCGCTTGAGGTAAGTCTTGACCGCATGGACGCATCAAACGAGACAAGGAAAGAAGCGTTGTTCCGGTTTCTTGACGATCAACGACGCAACGCAGCAACAAAGGATTATGCTTTCGCGGAATCTCCACCGCATAATGGACACACTGTCCAGGAACGTCTTGCCGGATTTAACGCCACCGACCACAAAACTCCAATGAAGGAGTGACGTCATGTCCAGCTACAACGACGCCGAGGACGCCCACGGTCAACCCGTCAACCGGGCATTGAACGCCAGGAGGCTCAAGGAGCGCGGACTAGACGAACTGCTCGGCATTTGCACCGGCATGATTGCCGACGGCGCGGTCAACGAACAGGAGGCGAACTACCTCCTGGACTGGCTGAACCGCCGCCTGGACGTGCAGCAGGAGTACGTCGGCTATCTCATCTACTCGCGGGTCTATGAATTTTTGCGCGACGGGCGCTTTGACGAAAACGAAAAGCGTGAACTCTTCGAGCTTCTGGCCGCCACCTGCGGCCACACGCCCCAGGCCCCGGGCGTCACCCTGTCGGCCTGTTCGTTTTTCGACACGCCGCCGCCCAAGGTGCAGATTGACAACCACTCTTTTTGCCTGACCGGGCGTTTCGCCTTCGGGGCGCGCAGCGAGGTCGTGGAGGAAATCCTGAATCTCGGAGGCTGGGTTCACGGCACCCTGTTGCAGAGCACCGATTTCCTGGTGGTCGGCACCCTGGCCAGCCGCGACTGGAAACACAGCTCGTTCGGCAACAAAATCAAGCTGGCCATGGAGTTCCGCGAAAGCACATGCCACCCGTTCCGCAGTCGCGTGAGCATCATCTCCGAAGACTGGTGGGCCAAGCACATTTTCTCGTAACCTGGAGCACCCGCCATGCGCATCCTCTTCCGCGCCCTGGCCCTGGCGGCCGTCCTGCTCCCGGCGTTCGCCGCCGGGCACGCCGCCGACCCCCTGCCGCGCCACGTCTGGCTGGCGGCGCGGCTCGTGCGCGTGGTGGACGGCGACACGTTTTCCCTGGCCGCCCAGGGGCAGGTGGTGCGGGTGCGCCTGGCCGACGTGGACGCCCCCGAGCGCGACCAGCCGGGAGGCGACGACGCCACCGACCGGGCCGCCGAGCTGCTGGACGCCGGGCCGGTTGAGGTCATGGCCGTGGCCGTCGACCGCTACGGCCGCACCGTGGCCCGGGTGCGCGCCGACGGCAATGATCTGGCCTGGAAACTGGTGCGCGAGGGCCTGGTCTGGCCGGACTGCCACCAGTGCGGCCTGGACGACCGGCTCTATTTCGGGGTTTACGGCGTGATGGCCCGCTGGTCCGGCATGGGCCTGTGGGCCGCCGCCGACCCGATCCGGCCCGCCACCTGGCGACGGCGGCAAAAAGCCGAGGCCGCGCCGTGAAGCCCATCGAATCCATCACCTGCCCGAGCTGCAACGTGGAGTTTCGCCGCGAGGATGTGCCGCCGAGCCACCTGTGCCCGGTGTGCGGCGCGCACCTGTACGGGAGCCGGACGGCCGGGGCCGAGTCCGCCGGGACCGCCGCCGCCGAACCGGACGCGCCGCCGACCGCAGCCAAGCCGCCCCTGTCGCTGAAAGATTGGGAGCTGATCGCTAAGACTTTGGTTGGATTGGTTGCGGCTGTGCTCATTGCCGTGTCCCTGTTCACCCACTCCGCCGAGGACGAGGCGCGGCAGAAGCGACAGGCTGCGGCCAAGACAGAACGCGCCGCCAAGACCGCCCACCTCGCGCCCGGCCAGTGCGTGACCGAGGGCGGCCATTTCGCGGCGGTGAGCGAGGAATTGCTGGACCGCGTCAACACCTACCATAGCCAGCGCGACCTTGCGGCCATCGAAAAACTGCTGGCCTCCGGGATGGTGATCACCCTGGCCAAGGGCAAAACGGTCTATGTCGATTATTCCTCTCGCCACGCGCGCATCCGGCCGCCCGGCGAGACCGCCGAGCTGTGGACGGATGCGACGGCCGTGACGTGCAAATGACCGGAAAACCACTGAAGGCAACGGAGAAGATGATAATGAATGAATTTCAAGCAAAGATATCAAACCTACTGGAATCAAAAAACGCAACTTTGCCCTGCTCGCGTTGCGGCGGCGATGAATTTGCTATTGACCCCGCGCCATTTAAGATTGCCGAGCCACCTTCCGGGGGATGGTCTGGCGGGGCAAGCATCAGTTGTGCAATGCTGCTATGCCGAAATTGCGGAAACATCGTGTTTCATTCGCTGAAGGTGCTAGAGGGTGGCAATGCCAGCTAAAATTCATTCCTTCCCGACCTCTATCCGAGAAAACAGGCCACGAGCCAATTTCGCCAGCGGCGATGACCGTGGCGACGGCGTTGACTTCCAAGGCGGGGATGGTAATGATTCAGGCATGGAAGCACGGATAGCAAAACTTGAAGCCCTGGCCGAAAGCACGGATAAGCGGCTCTCCAACATTGAGATCGATATCCGTGACATGCGGAAAGAGGCCAGCGCCGGGCAAAAACAGTTTTTTCTAGCCCTCGTTTTTGTCGCGTTGGGCCTAGCCGGGCTCATGGCGAAAGGATTTGGCTGGTTAAATTAGCGCGCCCTCAACTCCGCCGCCGATACCTTCCCTCCCTCACCTCGATCCGCCCGGCCGCCACTGGCGTCACGGGAGGAACCGCCCAAGGCCAGGTCACGCTGCCCACGCCGGATGCGTCGGGCACGGCCGGATAAAAAAAGCCCCGGATCGCTCCGGGGCTGCTCGGCAACATGGGCGCACGGCTGCAACCGACCGGATTTTCTACCCTGACGACGGGGTTGCCGCACCCGCTGGCCTCCCGGGTTTGCCCGGGACGATGGCCATTTTCTCGGGGTCCAGGGCGTAGGCGCGCCCGAATTTGGTGACTCCCACCACACGATCCCTGCGGATCAGATCCCGCAACCGCTTGGGCGACAGCCCCAATATTGGCGCGGCCTGATCCACGGTCAAAAACGCGTTCGTCACGGTTCACTCCTTGTTTTCGGCGCGGCGGGCGATTTCAGCGGCGACCAGGTCCACGATTTCGCGCAGGCGCGTGGTGGTCATGCGCGGAATTTGTTGTTCGAGCGGGGCCATGCGCGGGAACGGCGGGATGCCGTCGCGGGTGCGCATGTAGCGCACGGCCTCGGCGCTGCGGCCGATGAGCAGGCCGACGTTGGTGTCGGTGTCGGTGCCGAGCAGCTCCACCTCGTGCACGGTCCAGTGATTGGCCTCGCCGCCGGGTTCGGCGGGCGCGATGTGGCCCAGGGAGGCGGCGGGGATCAGCCAGTGCCCGGCGTCGGTGCGGACAGCGCCGGGGATTTTCCCGGCCGCGCACAGGTGCCGGACGTAGACGTCCGAGACGCCGGTCTGTTGCGCGGCATGGGGGGCGGTGAGGGTGTCGGTGGTCATGAGTGTTCGTGCCTCCTGGTGAGATGCGGGTCGCCGGGGCTCGCGTTCCAGCCCCAGACGTAGGCGAATTTTTTAAAATAATAGGTGCCCAGTTCCTCCCGGATTTTCGGCCCCCAAAACACCAGCATCCGGGCGAGGTAGTAGGGGTTGGTCCTGGGGCACATTTTGATGGCCGCGATCAGCGGACGCATCACGTCGGCCCGCTCGGGGTGGGTCATGACCGTGCGCAGGCGAATCCAGGACATTTTCGTGAACTCGTGGGCGGCCATGGCGTAGGGCAGGATGGGCATTTTTTCGTCTGGCACGACGTAGGCCCATGCCTGTCCGATGTATTGGGCAATCTCGTAGGAGGTATCCGGGATCGCCTGCGCGATGAGCGTCAGTTCCTGTGAGCCGATCACGCATTTGCGCAGCATGGCCCGGTTGCGCGGGGTGCGCGTGACGCTGTTGAAAGTGGTCATGATAGCCGTGGCGTTCATGCGGTCTCCTGGTCCAGGGCCTCGTGCGTTTCCTCGCACAACCCGCCGTAGTTGTCGGCCGTGGCCTGCCAGATGTCGTCGGGGATGAGGTGGCGGCCGAACTTTTTCCAGAGCCCGAAATGGTTCTCCACATCGAAAAACGCGTCGTAGGCGCAGGCCTCGGGGCCGAACTCGCGGACCAGCCGCCGCAGATAGCCCGGCAGTCGCCGCACCAGATCGTCCACCGTGGCGCGGCTCGCCGGTTCTCCCATGAATTGCCAGCCGCGATAGCCGCGATTGCCCTCGCGGTCGAACGCATAGCTGTCCACGTAGCGGCCAAGATTACGCATAATGTAGATTTCAAGCCGGGTTCCGACAGGCGTGGAGACGGTCGATGTGTTGCTATACATGGCTAACCCTCCTCGTCGGTTTCGGCGGTGTAGTGGCGGTCGGCGTCGGCCAGGGCCTCGCGTAAACCCTCTAGGCCGCCCTCGCGCCAGTGCAGGATATCGGTCAAGAGATCCGTCACGGTCTCGATGTCCGGGCCGGGTCCGGACTCGCCCAGGCAGTCGGATTTGTAGAATCCCAGGGCGCGGGCGGCACGTTCGGCACGGGCGGCGTTGGTAGGGGTGGTCATGACGGTTGCTCCTCAAAATGCTCCAGGTCCGTCTCGTCGTACTGCCCGGTGTCGGCGGCGATGCGGCGACGGATGTAGTCCTCGCTGGCGGCCTCCCATTCGTGGCGGGTGCCCCAGGACTCGCCGCGATCCTCCTGGTTGGAGGTGTCGGTGTAGGCGTAGGCGTAGGCGTCATCGCCGCTGACGGTGCAATCGCTGCCGATTTGTGCGGCGACGGCATCCCGGGCGGACGTGGACGAGACAACGGAATAGGTGGGGTCGGCGTTGCGGCCGCCGTAAAACGGCATGAGGCGGACGAGGTAGCGCATGGTGGGCTCCTGTGGTGTGGTGTTAGGGGCTAGTAGTTCCCTGTGCTCCATAGATCTTGATGAATGCTTACGATGTCGCCTGTGAGTTCTGGCGGATCGACATAGACCTCACCGACGTCTCTCCGAACAAATTTGACGTCGGCGTCCGGGTATTCTTTTTCCACCGCGTTTTCGAAATCCACGGCAATCTCCCCGTCGTATGAATGGGTCACAACGATGCGGTCCATATGCTCCTCCTGGTCGTGGCCCCGGGCTGATTCCCGTCCGCCGTTGAAAATATGGTGCATAAAAAAACGTGGTTTGTCAATGAACGATATAAAAAATATCTATTGTGTTTTTAGTAAGTTACACGCGTAGTGAAAAATATTTGTTTCGCCCATCCGACGCCAACAAAAAAAACCCGGCTTTCGCCGGGTTCTCCCTCACCTCGCCGTCCCGCCACGCGGGCCTCACCCCCTTTCCCGATACCTCCCCTCCCGGATCTCAATCCGCCCGGCCGCCAGGAGCTGCCGCACCGTGCGCGGCTGGTCGCCGGGCCCCACGTCGAGCTGCAGCCGCAGCAGCGGCTCATAGGCCAGGACCAGGCCGTTCGCGCGCCGCCGGGCCGTGGCCGTCGAGCAGGTGCCGTAGTCCATGACCACCCGCCCGGCGTCCAGCCGCACCCGGCAGCCCAGCCGCGACAGTTCGGCCAGCGGATCGAAAACGTGGTCCTGCATCACGCCCCCGGCACGTCCGGCCACTCGATCCCGGCCGACTCCGCCAGCACGGCCAAGTGGCTGGCGGCCGCGCAGACCAGCAACTTGCCGCGTCGCCGCACCGCCTTGACCGCCGCTCCGTAGGCCAGCCAAGCCGCCCGATCCGCCAGCACGGCCGCAGCCACCTCTCGGAGCGTGACCACTCCCACTGCTGCCTCCAATGCCTCCTGCTCGGCCGCCAAAAACGGATAGGCCGCCGGGTCCAGCGGGTCAGGCGCGGCCACGGCCCGGGCCGCCTCCTCTGCCGTGTGCTGATATTCCAAGGATTGGCCCGCACCCGGGGTCAGGACCAGGAGCCGCCGCCGCTCGGCCTCGGCGTCGATGGCTACGCAAGCCGCCGCCTTGACCGCGTCCAGACCCGGGGCGTCGCCCCCGGCCAGGACCGGCGCGTGCTCCGGCCGCTCCACCACGCTCGTGCCCGCCGCGAAATCCGCCCGGGACAGAGCCCCGGCCAGCGCGTCATCCAGACAGCGCACGGCCACGGTCACCCCGTCCGCGTCGTCCATCACCACCGCCAGGGCATGGACGTGGCTGGCCGTGACCAGTTTCCCGTCCACGGCCAGCCCCAGGGGCGCCAGATCCGCCAGCAGGGCCTCGCGCGTCGGGGCATGCAGATAGAGGTCGATCATGGTTGCTCCTTACAGGGTCATGGCCTGGAGTTGCGCGGTGGTCAGGGCTCGGGGGAAATAGGCAAAATGGCGTATAGCACCGTACAACGGTTGTATCGCCCCGAGCGCGTGTCCCAATCTTAGTGTGGTAAGCGACGACGGCATTGCGCCGGATGTATCCGAAACAGCCGATCCGCCATCTACAACGAGGTGGTAGCTATTGTTTTTGAAAGAGAACGCCGCCTTATACATGGTATTCGCAACAATCGTTGATGCCGCCTCTGTGTAGACAATTGCCGTCCCGCTGGATGTTGCCGCCATTGTAATTTTGTTACCCGCTGAAACAAACAACGACAAAACGTTATTATTTGTTCCGTCGTCCACATAAAACAGCCGCTGTTGCACAGACACCCCAGCAAAACTAAAATCACAATAAATCGTCCCTTCGGCCGTGTTGAAATCGATCCCGGACAGGGCCACAGTCGCCACGTCCGCCGCACGGGTCACGGCGCTGCCCTCTCCCAGGATCGGCGAGGTGGCGAACGACCTCGCCTCCACCTGGAGGTGCTGGACCGTCCCGGAGGGGGTGAGCGTCAGCGTTCCGGCCGTGGGCGTGAACGTGTAGCTCACCCGGGCCGGGAGCGCGCCCGCGCCGTTGACCGTGGCCGCGTGCGCCCCAGACAGGACCACGCTGCCGGTCCCGTAAAACGAAATGGTGTATGCCTGGGCCGTGACCGTGACGTTTTCCGGGGCCGTAGGCGCGGCGGCGATGGTGTTTAAGCGCGTGGCCGCGCCCTCGATGCGCAGGCCGAGCAGATTGCCGGACGTATCGTAGTCATATCGCGGGGCATTGGTGGCGTAGGATTTGACGATCCCGGCCGCGCCCAGCACCCAGCCCGACGATGCCCGGGAAAACGCCGTCGTGCCGGGCAGGGCCAGATTCGGCGCGAAAAGGTTGTAGGCGGGCAGGATCAGGCCCGGGAACCTCCCGGCGTCGTCGCGTTGCCAGGAGCGGTAGGCCTGGCGCAAAGCCGAAATAGGGGGAACCCTGGCCGTGTCGGTCCCAGCCACGGCCTCCGCAGAGGTCGCCAGTTCAACCGTCCCCTGACCGTCGGTATCCGCAGGGGCAATCCCCAAATTCAAATTGGACCACAAGTTGCCGCCACCATACAAGGGCGCAACGGTGTCCACCCGCCGGTCTGCGGGCATAGCCCCGATGTTCGCCGGGGTGAGGGCATCTCGCGCCCCGGACATGTGCTGCGCGGCATGATTGCACAGCGAGGCCGGGATGTCGTTGCCGTGCCAGACGTGCGTGAGATTCGCCGTCAGGCTGCCGCTGTCCAGCGTGACCGTCACCGTGGTGTTGGGCGAGGCATAGCTCGACCCGGTGACGACCCCAAGCGGCGTCCCGTCCACACCGCAGTCGGCCAGCACCCGCACCCCGGCCGTGAAATCCGCCGTCAGGTCGCCCGCCACCGTGAACGATCCGGCCGAGACGAAAGCGGCCGCGATGCCGGGCATCATGACGCGCACCCCCCGAACCGCTCATAAATGGTCATGCAGGCGACCTCTCCCACACCTGTCCAGCCGCCGAGGGTGAACGCGGCGTGCAGCCGGTAGACCCCGGACTGGGCCAGTTCCCCCGCTACGGTTGCGTGGCTGATCGTTGTGCCAGACTTCGTGCCCGACCATTCCGTCGTCGTGCCGTCGGGGAGCTGCACCAGGATTTTGCATCCCGTGGCCAACGTCAGATCCACGCCGGTATCCAGCACCACGGCCAGGCCGATGTCCCCCACGTAATTTTTTGCCATCTCGCCCTCACGCGGCCCGCAGGTCCACCGGGGACCGCAGGCGCTTGGTCAGATGTGCCGGGGCCTCGAGCGCCACGGCCAGGGATGCCGGGCCGGACAGCGTCCGCGCCAGCGTCGCCGGGGATTCCAGGTCCACGGCCTGTCCGGACGCAGACTCCAGCCGCCGCGACAGCGTGGCCGGGGATTGCAGCGTGATCCACTCCCGGATCAGGCCGGTCGGCCCCACGCCCGTGGCCGTGGCCGTGCCCACCGCCGAAACCGCTGCCTGCCCGGTGGCATTTTTACGGCCCGTGGCCTCGCATCCAGCCACGGACCGCACCTCGACCGCTCCCTGCCCGGGCTGCTCACCGGCCGATCCGGCCGCGACCACGGACGCCTCGGCCTGGACCAACGCCCCGCCGTGGGCATTTTTGCGGCCCGACGCCAGCGCCCCGACCAGGGCCAAAACGGCCGCACCGCCGGACGCGGCCTTAACACCGGCCGCCGTGGCCGTGGCCGCAGCGGCAATTTCCGCCGTGCCCCGGGCGTCCCGGCCCCCGCTCGCCAGAACCGTGGCGACCGCCGAAACCTGCGCCCCGCCGCGCGCCCCCCGAAATCCTGCGGCCGTAGCCTGGGCCGTGGCCATGGCCGACGCTGGGCCGGACGCGGATTTGCGACCGACCCCGGACGCCTGGGCCGTAGCCGCGACCGCCGCAGCAGCTTCCGCGCCTTTCCGCCCGGTGGCCGTGACCGTGGCCACGGCGGACGCCTGGGCGTCGCCGGACGCGACCTGCACCCCGGTCCATGCCGAGGACTCGCCCGTCCATGCCGTTGGGCTGGCGGCCCAGGCGCTCATGCTACGCCGGGTCCGTCAGGGCCAGGGTGAACGCGGTCAGGGTGTACGTACCCTGGGCCGCAAAAGCCTCGCTGGTCACGTCGTCGGTGGCCAGGCATGTCCCGCCGGTCGCGGCCGTCCACAGGCTGGCGTGGCTCACCGTCGTGGACGGCGGCACGTCGAATTCCGGCTGGGTCGTGGCGGCACGCGCGCCGCCCGAGGCCGCGCCCAGCGTGATCGCCTTGCGGGCGTAGGCCGGGGTGCCGCCCGTCAACTCATTGTCCGCCCCGGCCGCGCCGGGCGCGCCGCTGTGCAGCGCGGCGTAAAAGGTGCTCCCCAGCCCATCCAGTGCGGCGTTTTTGCCGCTCGTCGTCAGGACTCCCATGACTCCCTCCCTATTTTGTTTTGACCACCGTGGTGGCCTCATTGGCTACCCGCGAAATCAGCCGGTCGCCCTCGATCAGCACCGCGTCCCCCACGGCCACCCCGGTCCCGCGCACGGCCCGCACCACACCCCCGGCCAGCACCTCAATCGACCCGGCCAGCACGCGCGAAACCACCCCCACCCGGCGGCGTTGGGTCGTGGCGGTCAGGGTCCGCAGATCGGCCAGCGGGTTGCTCACAGGCTGCGCTCCACGGTGTAGCGTTGCGTCAGGGTCAGGCCCCCGGCGTCATCCAGGGCCAGATCGATGCCCACGGCCGTGACCCGGCCCCGGAATTTCTCGCCCAGGTCGCCGTCCTCGACCTCCACCACGTCGCCCGGGAGGATGGCCGGGCCCGCGTGCGCGGCCTCGATCTCGTAGATCCTTTTTGGCGTGCCCCGGTCGTCCAAAAAATTGCGCCCGAGTTGCGTACCGGCGGCCTGGCTGGTGGCCAAGTCGTTGACCTGCTCGTCCGGGGCGGGATTCGATCCGGCCCCGCGCACCACCAAAATCCTCATGACGTGATCTCCTCGGCCAGGATCAGGGCCGGAAACGCCTCGCCCAGATCGCCCGGTGTGTACTGCCACAAATCATATTTCGTGGTGTATTCCACGGTCGCCACCCCGAACCCGGCCCCGGCCGCCAGTTTCATGCCGCCCGCGCCGTCCGGCACAATCGCGCCCGGGGCCAGCCCGTGCCACTCGTAGTCCTCCACCGTGCTCACGGATTTGTCCGCCCCGGCCGTCTCCTCTTGCGCAAAATCAATCGTCTCGGCCTCGGGCGTCTCGACCACCCCGGCCTCGACCAGGGCCAGGATGCCGGATGTAGCGCGCAGGGTGTACGGCACGGACGCCGTGACCCGTAAAAAAACCGTGTCGCCCGGGGCGAAACTGGATTTGCCCGTGCGGTCGGTGTCCACGCTGATCTGGATCGAACCGTCCCCGGAGTCGGACGCGGCGTCGGTAACGACAACCGCGTCGTAGCCCTCGCGGTATTCGTAGGACTCGCTGGCCGTAAAAATGTGATCCACGTCGGACAGGGTGAGCGCGGGCTCGGCCTCGGCCATCTCGGTGACCGGCACGGGATAGGCGTAGACCACGCGCAAATCCCCGGCCGGGGTCGATTGCAGCACGGCCCCGCAGGCTGCGGCCAGGGCCGACAAAATCTCAATCGGCGACTGCTCGTCCGCCGTGAGCCGCCCGGCCGGGAGTGTCCAGCTGCAGACCTCCCAGGACAGCCCCACCCCGGCCGCGTCGCACAGCTCCTGCGCGGCGGCCAGGGCCGTGATCCGGCCCCAGGTTTTGGTGACCGCCGTGGCCAGGGGCGCGTCTAGGGCGATGGTCGGCGAGCGCCCGGCGGCGGTATAGCCTGTGCTGCCGAAACTGCGGTCGCGGCTGCGGGACTCCAGCACAAACGCCCAGGCCTGCCCGTCCACCGTCACCTCGACCGGACTCCCGGGCGCGCACCGCCGCCAGTCGGCCAGGTCGCGCAGGGTCAGGGTGAGCGACCAGCAGTACGACGCGCTGTCGGCAAAAATAGACACGGCCACCGGGTCCAGGGCACGGGGCGCGTCGGATTTTGGGTTGAGCACCACGGCGCAGGTCACGGCCAGGCTGTCGGCCACGGTCAGGGCGTAGCCGGTCGTGACCTCGCAGGCCACGGGGTTGGTGCCGCCGATCTCGTGCCGGGCTGTGATCTCCCGGGCCACGGCCTGGGCGATGACCGCGTGGACGGCCGTGACCTCCCCGGCCACCTCGGCAATCAGCGAGTGCCGGGCCGTGATCTCACGCGCGACCGTGCCCATTACGCGGTGCCCCCCTCAATCCGGACGGTCACGGCATCATTCGTGTCGCCGCTAGCCCCGGCCGGGCAAATCAGCTCGGCCCAAAACGGCACGGCCGCCGGGGTGGTGGTGATTGTGACCGTGTCCCCGGCCTCCCAGGAGCCGGACCAGGCCGACGTGGGCACGGTCAGGTACGGCCGGGCGTAGTCGGGGTTGATCGGCGCGCACGAGGCTGCGATATTTCCCGTGCCGAGCGAGCCCAGCACGTCGGACGTGGCGGCAAACGCCGTGGCGGACGAAAACGTCAGGGTCACGACCTGGGCAATCGTGCCGATGGAATCCAGGGTCACGGCGGTGTCGTCGAATTCGCCGTACTCGGTTTCCGGGGCGGCAACCGAGGCCAGGGCCTCCACGTCGCCGCAGGCCAAAAGCGAGCAGACCGGCGACCCGGCCGCGAACTCTTTGGACAGCGTCCCGGACAGGCCGATGGTCACGGACGCCCCGTCCTTGCTCACCGTGTCCGCCGTAAAAATCTCGCCGGATTGGTTGTCCTCCACGTCCTCGCCGTCCCAGATGCGGATTTGCTCGCCCTGGCGGAAAATGACCTGGGCCGAATTTTCCAGGGTGACGACGAGGCTGGACGCGCCTGCGGCCGTGGTGGCGGTCAGGGAGGCCGCACCGTAGTGGTCCGGGCTGGCCGGGATGTCGGCCTGGGTGTCGTCCCAGGTCGCGGCGAAAATCGTCACCCGGTCCCCGGCCGGGGTCGGCCTGGCCACGGACAAAAATGCGTCGAGGAGCGGCAGGCTCTCGCTGTTGGCGACGTGGTAGAAAAATTTTCGGTAGCGGCCTTTGCCGCTCGTGCGCTCGGAAATGGTGAAATGCGGGAACATGCCGCTGCGGCTTTTGTCCACCACGGCGGTCTTGGACATGCGGCCGCCGTTGGCGTCCGTGTCGCCGACCACGGCGGATTTGCGCAGGATGATTTCGGATTTGACGATGGCCATGACGCCTCCTAGACGATGCCGAATTTGTGCATCAGGTAGTTTTCGATTTTGCCGCACTCGGCGTCGGGCAGGGCCGTGTCGAACACGATCCACTCCCCGAGCTGGGCCGTCTCGCCGGTCTGGCCGACCCCGGACACGACGCGGAATTCCCGGCCGTAGCTGGCGTCCGGGTCGAAATCCCCGGTAAACGTGTTGGCAAAACGCACGATCCCGTTGCGCCGGATTTTAACCGTTTTGTCCGCCGCGATGCGGAAGGTCAGGACGCACAGCGAGGCCAATTCTGCCCGGGTGAGCACGTCAAAAAACTGCGGCAGGCCGGGATAGGCCAGCAGTTCCAGCGTCGGCATGGCGCTGGACAACGTGCTGAACTCAAAAATCTCGCATCGAAAATACAGCCCGGCCGCAGTGTCCGGATAGGCCAGCACCAAAAAAACCGTGCGTTCCGTCCGGTTGTAGACCGACGGCGAGGAATCGCGCAGATATTGCGTCAAAGATATCGGATCACCAATCATAGCGCATCCCCGTGAACTCAATCACGTCCTGCTGGGGCGTCACACCGTGCAGCAGCCAGGGCAGGACGCTGGATTGCTGGTCGCCGTTGGTGCCTGCCGCAGCCCCGCCAGCCAGATCGTTGCCGGGCCGGGCGTCGTCCGGGACGTAGAGCACGTCCGAGGCGTGGGCCTGCTCGTGGAGCTGGCAGGCCCGGTACCACCCAGAGCATTTTCGGCTCGGCTCCCAGATAAACGACAGGAGGTCCGACGCCGCGCCGCACAATTTGTCCTTGACCCGGTAGGCCGACAGCTCGACCGAAAACTCTTCCTGCAGCACGCCGTACCGCGACAGGAAAAACCAGCATTGCACGCTGTCGCCGTCGTCGCGCTGCGACGCCGCCGGGCAGCCGTCGCCGGAAAAATCCATGTCCGGCACCTGGGGCACGGTCCATTCCCAGACCCGGCAGTGCGGCGAGCGCGTGGCCTCGGCCCGGATCGTGCCGTACATCTTGGGCGCGCCCGTGGTGGAGGTCAGGCAGCGCGCGCCGGTGCGGCCGAAAAAATGGCGCAAGTTGCCGCCGGGCATGGCCACACACCTGATGCCCTCCGCTGTCTCTGCCATCACGCCGCTATGCGCGTGCACGGACACCAGGCTGGCCACCGGCCAGTCAAATTTCAGCGGCGCAAACGTCCCGGCCAGCTCGAAAAACTTGACCTCGGTCTGTCCGGGATGCGACTCGACGGTCCCGGCCCCCAGGTTTTGCGCGCCCTGGCGCAGGGTGTAGCCGTCCAGATCGTCGGCCGCGCCGCCCCACAGGACCACGCGCACCACCTCGCCCGGGTCCACGGACTCGGACGGGATGTCGATTTTGACCCCGGCGCAATCCATAGCCCGGGCCGAAAATGTGAGTGTGAGCGAGGCCTTGGCTGGCATCAGGCGGCCACCTCGATTTGCACCCGGACCTCGTCGCCGTCCGGGGTGATGGTGATCATCTCGGCGTTCGATTCGTAGCCGTCCTTCTCCACCACCACCCGGTATTCACCGGACAAGATATTGAAAACCTTGACGAAGCCGTAGCGGTCATCGGTCAGGCCCAGATCCACGTAGTCCTCGCCGATCTCGATGTAGACCTGCGCCCCGAGCACGGCCCCGGCGGTGTCGGCGTCGATCACTCGGATTTTGCAATCCACATATTTGATGGATGCGTCCTCGGGCTCGTCGGACAGGGCCAGCGAAAACCGGCGCTTGAGCACGCCACCCCGGTACAGGAAAAACCACTGCGCCCCGGTCGGGTCGCTGGGCGCGGTCCAGGCCCATTCCCGGGCGTAGGGCGGCCGCTCGGCCACGGCGTGGGTGGTGCCGTAAAGCGGCCCGGGGAACTGGCCCAGGATCGGCGCCAGGCAGGAGTGACCGACGCGGACGAATTTATCCGTCACGTCGTGGCCCTGGGGCGCGACCGTGACCAACTCGTCGCCGACCACGCACAAAAGCGGCGCGAACGCGGTCACCCGGGTGATGCGCGAGACGGGGAAGGTAAACTGCTGGGCGGTATTTTCGCCCGCCCAATCAAAATATTTGCACGTCACCTGGCCGGGATAGTCCACCCGCTCGCCCAGCCCCAGCGACTGCAACCCCTGGCGCAGCTCGTAGCCGTCGAGCATGGCCTCGGTGGCGGCCCAAATGCGCAGCGTCATCAGCTCGCCCGGGTCCACGGCCTGCTCGGGCATTTCAAATAGCGCCCCGGGGCAGGTATCGGACCCGAAGTCCAGACGTAGCGACGCCTTGGCGGGCATGGCTAGACCGTCTCCATCCGCAGATTGAGATTGTAAAGCGTCGTGGCGTCCGGATCGGCCTCGTCGCGGATCATCGTGGCCGTGACCGGGGCCTCGTCCCCGAACCGGAACCGCACGGCAAACGTCCGGCCGTCGTGTAGGGTGAGCGTGCCGGTCCAGCCCGGCGTGGACGCCCAGGCAAAAAGCGTTTCGACCACCGGCCGCAGGCACCAGCCGTCCTCTCCGGTGAGGTCAATCGGGCGGCCGCCGGACAGGCCGGTGTCCTGGATGACCAGCCCGCCGCCGATGGTCCGGCGGCTGGTGCGGCCGACCAGCGCGGCGGCGAATTCGTTGGACCAGATCAGATCCGGCGGGAGCGTGAGGCCGGAGAGGGTGATGCTCATCGGATGTTGGCCCCGTGTTTTTTGAGTTCGCGCATAAAGGCCGTGATCGTGTCGCGGCTGGTGTGGGTGGGGAAGGTCTGGCCGCCCATCTGGAGATTGATCGTGGCGGAAAATTCCTCGCCGCTGGCGCGCCGGGGGGTGTCGGGCAGGGACGTGGCCAGGTCGCCGCCGGGCACCACGCCGCCCTCGGCAAAACGGTGCACGCGCAGGCTGTCCAGGAACAAGTCCATGTCCCAACTGTTGAGCGCGTTGAACGCCCCGCTCCCGAGCCGGTGCATCGTCGACGCCTTGAGCACGCCCTCATCCGGGGCCAGGAGCGCCGGGACGCTGTCCACGCCGCGCCGCGCGCCCTCGGCCAGGGGCACGATGCCGCCCTCGGCAAATCTGCGGACCCGCGCGGCCATCCGATTTATCGCCGCCTCCATGCGCCGGATCGGCAGGCCCACCGGCCCGCCCTCGGCCAACCACTGGGAAAATCCACTGACGCTGTACTGCTTGTCCTCGTCGGCATTGGCCCTGGCCCGGCCCTCGCGGATGCTCAAATCCTCCATGGTCCGGTTGTAGTCCAGCAGCAGGTCGGCCAGCTTTTCGTCCAGGCTTTTCTGGATGTCGGCGCGCTCGGCCTCGCCGTCGGCCCGGGCCTCGGAGGTGTCGGCGGCGGCCTCGGCCTCGGATTCGGCCTTGGACTCGTCGAGTGCCGCCTTGGCGGCGTTCACGGCGGTCTGGAATTCGGTCCCGGCGTTGACCTGCCCGGCCAAAAACTCGACCATTTTTTTGTTGGGCTCGGTGCTGTTTTTCTCGGCGTCGTACGCGGCCTGGGCCTCCATGACCGCTTTTTTCGCACCGGAATTCGCCCCTGGCGTCGTCGCGGTACGGCCAAAGGTCATCACGCTACGGGTCAGTACCCCAGTGGAATATTTCGTAAAAATCGGATACACGCCGGAACTGTTCTCTCCGCTCCCCTTTTTCGCCTCGGCAAGCGCGGCCTTGAGCGACTCCAATTTCGTTTTCCGCTCCTCGTCGTAAGCCTGTTTAGTTTCGTACAGCTCGGCCAGCGTCTCGGCCCGGACCTCCTCGGCCTCGGCCACCAACTCCTCGTATTCGGACTGAAGTTCCTGCAACGCCTCCTGGAGTTTCTCCGCAATTTCGTCAATTTTCTCTTGCTCGTCGGCCAGGCTGTCGGCCAAATCCTCGTCCCCGTCGGCGCGCGCCCGGGTGACGGCCAGGTCGTAATCCTCCTGCGTCCTGGCCCGGGTCAGGGCGATGTCCGCCAGCTCCTCGTCCAGGCTGCCGCCGGACGCGAATTTCGTGACCGCCGCGTCGTGGATGCCCTCGAATCGCGACACGGCCGACAGCCCAAGCGGCGACAGGCTGCGCGGCCGGGGCTGCGGCTCCGGGATGCCCACGGATCGGCGCAGCATCCGGGCCAGATCGGCGATGCCGCCAGCCAGCCCGCCGACCAATCCGCCGGACGCGAATTTCGGGACCGGCAATTGCCCGGAATTCAGCGCGTGGAGCAGGTCCACGCCGTAGCGTTTCACCGCGTCCTTGCGAACCACGAACTCCCCGCGCATGAGCATCGCGGGAACATCGTCTTTGCGTCCGTCGCCGGGGATGAACGGCGCCGGGAGCCGCCGGAAAACCGGGCCGCCCGTGGCATAGGCCTCCACCTCGGAATCGGTGGGCACGACCTTGAAATCGCCGGACCCCTTGACCGTCAGATTGATGGTGTGCTCGGAGGACGTGGGGCGCTTGAGCTCGGCGATGGCCTCCTCGGCCGCCTGCGTATTTGGATCGACGGTGTGTCCGCTGGTGGTCCGAATGCCGTTTAAGCGTTCCAGTTCCGAATCCACTCGCGTGGTGTTGGCCTGGACCGTGGCCGTGGGGGTGGCTGTCGTGCCGTTCAGACGGTCGATCAACTTGTCCAGCAAGGCGGTGTCCGGCTCAAACACCACATCAATTTTACTGGAGGATTTGAGCTTTTCCAGCTCCGCCTGGGCGTCGGCCACGCCGCTTTGCATCTCGGTGCGCAGTTGCTGGCCAGCCGTCTTGAGGGCCTCCAGGGATTGCACCTGGATGTCCAGGGCCCGGCGGACGCCGGCCTCGGCGATGGAAATGGCCTCTTGTTGCGAGACGCCGCTCTCCTTGCTCGCCGTGGCCAGCCCTTCGTAGAGGGGGATAGCCTTGGCCGCCAGCTCGTTGGCCTTGGCAAACCCGTCCGCCGTGCCCTTGGCCCGCTCCATTTCCGCCGCAAACAACAGGTCGGACGCCTGTTTCTGCCGATCCAGGTAGGCCTGGGCCTCGGTCATCCCCTTGCGCCGGATCTCGCGCAGCTTGTCCTCGCCGCTGGTCCGGACCTTCTCGATCTCCTGGGCGTATTTGGCCTCAATGGCGATGGCCTTGTCCACGTCCTGGCCCAGGCGGTCCAGGTATTCCTGCCAGGCCCGGACGTAGGCTTCTTTGCGCGACTTCGCGATTTCCTTGCTGATTTCGCCCTTGGCCGCCTCGTCGTAAACGGCCTTGGACAAAAGTTCTTGCTGCGCCGCGAAAGTGTCGTTTGCCAGCGAAACAAGCAGATCCTTTTTCTTGCGCGCCGTGGCCACCCCAGCCACCAGGGCCCCGGCATCAGATTGGGCCATGGCCTCGGCCAGCTTGATCTGGGCGTCCATCAGCCCGCCGATCAGCTTCTCGGCCTCGGCGTGGGCCGCTCCCATATCCCGCACGCGGTCGGACAGAACCTTGAATTCCGCCGCCGTCATGGCTGTCTGCTGTTCCTGCGCCATGAGTTTTTCGAACGCGGTGGCGAAGCTTTCCGAAAGCCCACCGTATTTTGCTATTAAGTCGTCCACCTCTTTCGCGTTTAAAGCATGCGTTTTCGCCATCTCTTCGCTTGCGTCGTTCGTCTCCATCATGGCGTCGATCAAATAATACAGAGAGACACCGGCGGCCGCGACGCCCCCTATAAGCAGCCCCGTAGGCGAAAAAATGGCTCCCACCGCCGCCCCCAGAGCGGGCAGCCGGGCCATGGACGCGGCCAGCCCCACAAAACCGCTGGACCAGGAGGCCAGGGTGGCCAACAGCTTGGTGCCCTGGATCAGCTTGACCATGCCTGCCAACCCGGTGACTGCGGTGGTGACGGTGGCGATGCCCTTGGCCGCGATGTACGATACGCCCGCGAGCGCAACGATCTCTTTGTATTCGACCGTGAACTTGACCACAGCGGCGGCTATCTCCACCAGCGCCGTGGCCAGGGCGGCAACCTCGCTGGCGTTGTTTCGGAAATAATCGCCAAGCGTGACCATGGCCTCGGCCAGACTTTCGTTCTTGGCCACCGTGTCTTCGAGCACGGACGTGATGTACTTGAGCGCCCCGGCGTAGGTGTTGGCGCTGTCCCGCGCCTTGCCGATGTCCGCCTGGGTCTGCTCCAGCAACACGTTGTAACGTATCTGGGCCTTCTCCAACTCGGTCAGGCTTGACCAGGCCCGGCCCTGCACCTGATACAGTTCCTCATATCGTTCCTTGACGTGGGATTCGTTGAGCGTCAGCCCCAGCATTTCCGAGGCCTCGGACTCACCTCTGATCGCCGCCGTGACGCGCTCGATGGCGTCGGCCAGGGGCATTTTCCCGGCCGCGATGTCCGCCGTGCGGCGCATGACCACCTCCATCTGGTCGGCGGACAGCCCCAGCCGCTTGGTCATGTTGATCGTTTTGGCCGCCGCCGCCGTCAGGTCGGACTCGGAATAGATCACCAACTCCTGCCGCATCTGCCCAATCGCGGCCCGCCAGCGGTCGATGCCGCCGGTCTGGGAAAACTCCCGGCTGGCGGACTTGACCGCCGACTCCAGGTTGAAACTGGCCGTCTCGGCATTTTTGTAGGCCGTGACGATGCCGGTGAAAATCTTTTGGGCTGCGTACAGCCCCAGGTAGGTCTGCAACAGGTTTTTCAGGCGGGCGTCCACGTTCTGGATCAGCCCCGGCGCGCGCCCCATCTCCGACGACAGGCCACGCTGCTGCTGCCCTGCATTGCGATATCCCTGGGCCAGTTGCTGGAGTTTGGCGGTCAGGGCGGTTTTGGCGACAGCCAGATCCCGGGTGGACATGGTCCCGGAGTCGCGCAGGGTCCGGTAGGATGTGATCAACTCCTGGATGCGGGCCTTGACCTGCGCCCCGGACTGCACGCCAAGCGACGCCAGGGCCTTGTCCGTGGCCCGGGTCGCGGCCTCGGCCTCGGCCATCCCGGACTTGGCCGCGCCGCCCGTGCTCCGGTAGGCCGCGCTCACGGCCTGGATCTTGGTGACCATGGCCGCATGCGCGGCGGCCAGGTCGCGGCCGGACAGCTCCCCGGAGTCCCGCAGCGCCCGGTAGGCCGCAACCAGCTCCTGGATCTTGTCCTTGACCTGGGCGGCGGAACGCACCCCAAGGGTGGCCAGAGCCGTGTCTGTGGACAGGATCGCGGCCTCGGCCTCGGCCATGCCCGTGGCGGTGGCCGCCCCGGCCTCGGTCATGCCGGACTTGGCGGCCGCTCCGGACTCGCGGTAGGCCGCGCTCACAGCCTGAATCTTGGCCACCATGGATGCGTGCGCCGTCTCCAGGTCGCGGGCCGATACCTCGCCGGACTCGGACAGGGTCCGGTAGCTGGCGATGATCTGCTGGATCTGGGCCCGGACCTTGTCCGTGGACAGCACGCCCAGTTCGGAAAAGGCCTTCTGCACCGCACCCACGCGCCGCACGCCCTCCAGCTCGATCCCGGCAAACGCCTGCTCGACCCGGGTGGACATGGACTCCAGCGCGGCCAGCCCCTCCTGGGCCAGGCCTTTTTTGATGACCTGTCCCAGGTGCTCCAGCTTGGCCTGGGCTTCGTCAGTCTCCGCCTTGATCTTGATATCCAAGATATTGGAGGCCATCAGCCGTCTCCCTTTGTGCTACCCATCTATGTCGCGCAACCGCAACCCGAAGTAGCGCACGTTGTGTTTCTTTTCCCGGTAGAACCTCTGTCCCAGCCAGGAACCGAACCGGCGTTGTGAAGGGCCTTCCACTCCAAGTTGTGCTTTGCAGTAACCTAAAAAAGACTCGTATAAGTCTTGCGCCCCGACGACACTTCCTTTGCTCTTCTCGATGCATTCCTCGGCCCAGTCCTCGAAGTGGCGCTCCCAGCGCACGGCGCGTTGCGCCCCTTCAAGGCGTTCCTCGATCTGGTCCGGGCCAGCGATGATCTCGAACAGCGTGCGGAGATGAAAATAGATGTCGTCGGACCCGAGATTGCCCATCTTGGCGGCCTGCACCGCTCCGGACAGGACCGCCACCCGGATGTGGGGGCGCATGGCCCGCACCCGCCGGGGCAGTTCCACAACCACGGATTCGCCGGGCATGAAGCGCCCGGTCTTGCGGATGGCCGGGAGCACCGTCCCGGTCACCCACTTCCGGAACGCCCGGGCCTCGGGCTTGCGGCTCCGAAAGATCAGGCCGTACAGACCGGACTCGGAGATGGTGAGCATGTTCGGGTTTCCGCCCTCGGGGGTTTGTTCAGGATTTCTGAAGAAACCTCTTTCGTCCTCATCCAATCCACGCGCGGACTCGGTCACGTTCCCCAAATCCAACACCCGGCACACGTCCTTGGCCACGAACCAGGGCTCTCCCCGTTCGTCCAGGACCGTGCGCACCTCGTGGCCGTCGAAGTAAAAAGGCTGCACCGCGTTCACTTCACCACCTCCAGTTTTGAAAATCCCGTTGGATACGCCAGCCCGTGGAGGTCGTCGCCGACCCCCCGCACGTCCCGGGCCAGACTCCGCAAAATGGTCCCCGCCCCGAACGCGCAGTCCACAAGGGTGTCCTGGGGCCGGGTGTCGGCCACGCAATCCAGCATGGTGGCCAGGGCCTCCAGGGCGAAGGTGTGCCCGGCGACGGCCGAGGCCGCGTCCGTGAGGGTGGCGGCCGGAACCTGGATGGTGTCGCGCTTCATGACGCCCTCCCTTCCGGTTCCACGACCCGGCAGGTCTCGCCGGACGCGCTCAAGTTCAGGAAGCAGTCCCCGCGTTCGGCCAAAAGCGCCCGGCAGATGGCCAGGGCGTAGCCCAGGCATTCGGCCAGAATCCACACCCGGGCCGAGCGCGCCTCGAACCGCATGTAATACCGGTGCACGTCGCCAAGGGTTTCCAGGAAGTGGGACAGAACCACGGTTTTCAGTCCGTTGCCATCGGCCGGGGAAAGGGGGGAAAAGTCGATTTTCACAAGGCACCTCGTGTAGTTGGGGTTTGGGCACAAAAAAAGGCGGCATGACGTTCCCCCGCTACACGCGGCCGGGGCCTCGCGGACACCCGGACGTCATGCCGCCAATTGCTTGCCCCTCCCAAAGGAAGGTGCTTGGCGACAAAAACAAAACATCCGTTCTTCAACCCGGCTTGGGACCGGATCGTGGCGACGGACGGCCACGTGTAGTTGGGGCCACCAGCCAAACCCGAAAAGGAAAAAAATGTCAAGATGGCGGAAATACTTCTTGCAAAGATTTTTCCAGCTTCGTAGCGTCCCGGGCAAAACCGCAACCCAGGGGGCAGGACATGAGCAGGCTGGAAATCCTTCTGATCACCGGCATTGTCTGCATCGTGTGCGCCACCGCTTTTTTTTACGTATCCCAGAATCCCGGCATGCTTTCTTTTCAGGAAAGCAACGAGGTCAAAGCGAAGCGTGTTTTGAAGCGTTATTTTATCCTCGTGGACCACTGCCTCAATCTTTCCGCAAAGAAAGCTGCCTTGTCCGCTGCCGCGCTTGCCGTCATACAAGACTTGCAGAGATACGGCTTTAGCCCTCAAAGTGACGAAAAATTGAGCAAAAACAGAAAAGAATTCAACGAAATAGATGCGCAGCATGAACACCTGTGCAAAGGCAAAGACGACATGTCCAGGTCTGTCCGTATGCTTGAAGCCCTGGTGAAAATCGGCGATTTCGACAGCGCCGCACCAATCGCCGATCTCGTCGAAAAAGAGCTTCCCGCCGGTTTCTAGCTGTCGCATAGTGTCATCCGATCCGCCGCCGTGCTTCAGTCTCCGCCTTGATCTTGATATCCAAGATATTTGACGCCATCCGGTGCCTTCCCTGTCAGTTCCCGCAGGTGCGACTGCGCATCATCCGTTTTCGCGTGCGCGGCGATCCGCATGTCCACGAAGCAGGCTGCCCGCTCGTTCCGTCGCATTTTGCAACGCATTTTCTCGTCCGCTTTCGCCACTTCCAAGCAGCGCCGAAACCATCCATAGCCGTAGCTGTAGACGGCCGGGCCGTGGCCGCGCTCCATCAGGCGGTCCACGGCCTCGGCCAGGTTTTTTAAGCGGTCGGGGGAGGCGTCCCGGCCTCCGTTTCGGGGTGTTCGCCGGGGCTTTGCGTGGCCTGGGCGAACATCAGGTCGAAAAAATCGGTGTTCACCTCCAGCCACGCCTCCACCACACGGACCAGGGCCACCCCGCCGAACCCGCAGGCGGCTGCGCCCTGGTCCGTCGCACCGGACAAAAGCCGCATGGCCGTGTCCCGGGCCTCGGTAAACACCGACCGGATTACCTCCAGCAGCGGCTCGGCCGAATGTTTGACCAGCACGTCCATCAGGACCATGGCGTCCGGGAGCTGGGTCACGTCCAGTTCAAAGACCATGACCCGCTCCCCGTTGATCTTAATGTCCTTTTCCTTGCGCAGCATGCGGACTCCTTACGCGGCGGCCGGGAATCTGCGGGTCTCGTAGGGGCTGGTCTTCCCCGTCGGGGTGTTCATCTCACCCTCGAAGCCCAGGACCGAATAATCGTCGGCCAGATAGTCGGTTTCGCTGGTCGGCTTCAGGGTCGCCTCCCAGACCTCGATTTCCCAATGCGATCCATCCACCTCGTTGTGCGCCCGCAGCAAATAGTGACGCTTGATGGTGGACTCGGTGCCGCCCAAGATGATGGCCCCGGCGGCGATGGCGGCGCAGTCGAAGGTCACCACGGCGCTGCCGGTCGATCCGATGTGCTCCAGGAATTTGATGTACCCGATCTCGGCATCCAGCTCGTAGTCCGTGCCCTCGATTTTGGTCACGCTGGCCACAGTGACCGACACGCCGGACACCCGGCGCTTGCCCAGGTCGTAGTAGCCGCCGTGCTCCACGGTGGTCAGGTCGAACGATTTTTCGACGTCGTTGCCCGCCTCCTGGGTGGCCTCGATAACCGTGCCCATGGCTGCGTCGCGCAGGTTGTCCGTGTTCCATTCGTCCATCTCGATCACCAACTTGGCCGGTTCCGCCATGCTGGCCGAATCGAGCACCTGGCCGTAGGTGCCGATCATTTTCGATGTCCGCTTTTTGATGGTCGCGTTTGGGGTGATGGCGAATTTGCGGCAGTTGCCCAATTTTTTCAGCGGGGCATTGATGATTCCTCCGTACAGAATCCCAGAAGCAACGTAACCAGCCATGGCGTCTCCTCCCTATTTGAACGTGATTTGCACCGTTGTTGCGGCGGCATACAGCGGGTGCAGGTTTTCCGTTTCCACCGTGCCGCCGGTCTGCACCTTTCCGAGCGCCGCCGATTTCAGCGCCGCCTCGACCAGCAGCCGAAGCTGCCGGATTCGGATTTTGCCTGCCGGGCGCTCGCATCCGGCAAACGTTGTTTTCCGGTCATCTTTGATAGCCATGCCCACCACCCATCCGAGCACCTGGGTCTGGTCGCTGGCGTTCTCGGACTCGTGCGCCAGTTCGCGGATCTCGATCAGCGGATACGTGTCCGGGTTTTTCGGCGCGTCGTCGTCCGGATCGAAATCCACCAAGGGCGCGCGGCGGTAGTGCTCCTGGCACCAGGCCAGCAGGGGGGCGTTATTTCCCAGCGCCACCAGGGCACGTTCCAGGATTTCCACCGAGGTCATGATTTAGCCGCTCCCGTGGCGTAGCGTTCCAGCGCCCCGAAAAAGCGGGCCCGAAAGTGGTCCATGATTTCGCCGCGGTTTCTCTCAATGGTTTGGGAAAACCACGGTCTGGCGGGTCGCTTGACCGCGCCGCCCTTACGGCGCGGAAATCCGGCCGCAAAGAAAAACCGCCGCATGGCGTCGCTCATGGCAATGTTTGTCTCGTCCGCCTGCCGGGCGATCAGTTGCGAAAGGTTCCAATTCAGCGAGCCGCCTTGCAAAAAACCGATTTGAACCATCTTGTCTTTTTCGTGAACGTGGTAACGCAAGGAGTTTCGCACCCGGCGGAAGGGGATGGTGTCGTCGCCGCCTCCGGTCCCGCGCCTTTTTTTGCCTACGCGCTCAAAATGCTTGAGCCGTTTCTTTTTTTTGCCACGCCCCACATACTTGTGGACCCATCCGCCACCCAGACCGTTTGCGGCCCGGGTCATGGCCAGGGACAGCACCAGGGAATGCGGATTCAACTTCGGAAGCCGTTCGGCCTCGTACCAAAGCAATCCCTTTTCCCAATACGGAGTAGACGGGACTTTTCCCCTCTTCTGTCTGCCATGCGACTTGGACATCTCGTATCCGGTCGAGGCCAGGGCAGACCGAGTGGCACGGTCCACCAACGACTGATCTCCACGAGCCAGATAGATATCCAGCCCAGGAAAACTCCGCATATCGCCGTCAAACGAAAGGAAGCTCATCGCCCGCCACCTCCCACCGTGGCCCGGACCTCGCGGCGGCAGCGCAAAATCCAGAACGGCCCGAGCCTGCGCCGCTGGATGGACTGATCCGTGGACGGCCGGTGCTGCCACTCCTCGCCATCCACCACGATGACGTCGTCGATCTGCGGCGACGCCACGTCACGGGCCGGAATCCGTATTTCGGCCACCTCCATCTGTGCCCGGCTCTCGGCCTCGGTCTGGCGGTTCTCCACGACGGCCAGGGTCTCGACGGCCGCGCCGCCCTGCGCAGCCGGAAACCCGGCGGCCTCGCCAGCGGCCCGGGGCCGGTAGACGGCCGGTGACGCGCTGTCCGAAAACTCGGCCACGCTGTCCTCGAAAAAATCGTCGCGGTACGTGGTCATTGCCCCCCCATCATTTTGAGCATCGAATGCACCACGATGGCCGTCACCACGGGCGTCACCACGGCGGACACCGTCAGACCCACGCCCACGGCGATGTAGGTGGAGCGGCGCAGGGCGTTGATGGCGCGCCACTGGTCGGCGTCATTCTGCTGGATCGCCTCGATCTTCTCCCGCAGATGCCCGAGCACCTCGTGGTGCAGGGCGCAGACATGCCCGCCGGTCTGGTTCTCGCCGTCCATCGCCCGCCCCCTATTTTATTTTCGCCTCGTAGCAGTCGATCACTGCATCCCGCAGCCGCAATTCATTGAGGAGTTCCAGGACGTTGTAGTTCGACACCGTCCCGTTCTCCATGCTCCCGAGGTGCGGCCCCTCCACCCACAGATCGAGCGGCAGATCCTGCCCATAGGTGCGCGGGCACGGGCTCTGCTTCACCACCTGCGGCACCACGATCTCCGCCGGTTTCGGTTTGGCCGCGCACGCCGTAAGCGAGCACAGCAGCATTAAGATTGCGAATGATTTCAAGGCTTGTCTTTTCATCGACCACACTCCCGGGTTTCGGGGTCTCACTCACGGCCGTGGCCAGGGTCCGTTGCATCCGGCGAATGCCGGTTTGAAAATCGTCCATGGCTTTTTGCGTGGCCGCCACCTGGCCGTTGACGGCCGCCAGCTCCTGGTCACGAACGGCCACCACCTGCGTAAGCCCCGCGATGCGCGCCTCGCGGTTGCGCACCAGTTCCTCCTGCCGGGCGACCTCGGCCCGCAAATCAGATCTTTCGGCCTCCAGCGCCGAAACATCCGCCTTGAGCATCAGGATGTAGCCGTAAAGCCCCGCGAGGATCGCAGCCACCACCAGCGCGCCGATCAGTTTTCCGTTCACAGGTCGCCGCCTCCGAGGTTGCCGCCGTCGTCCGGCGTGGTGGGGCCGGGCACGCCGCCCGGCAGGGGTGGGCAGGGCAGGCCGCCGTAGCCCGGCATGCCCCAGGGGCGTTCGAACGCGCTCTGCATGGCCTTGGCGAAAAACGGCACGGCCAGCGCCGCGATATCGTTCCAGGTGGAGATGGTCGGCTGGCGGAACGTGAGCACCACGTACCAGCGCATCACCAGCTCATTGAGAATCACCAGCCCGACCAACAGCCGCATGGACGACAACCGCCCGGTTTCATCGGAAAAAATGTCGCGGAAGACGTTCACGAACGCCCCCGGTACAGCAGCCGGTGGATCAGCCGTTCCCAGCACCGGGCCAAGGGCCGGGCCAGGATTTTCGGGACGCACACGTCCCGCAACCGGCAGTAGACGTGCAAGCCATTGACGGCGTGCTGCTGCTGGTCAGACACCGAGCAGCCTCTTGGCCTGGGCCAGCCGGATCGCGCGATCCGCCAGACCGTTGTCGCCGCCGTTGATCAGCCGCGTGGTGCTGCGCAGGTCGTCGGACTCGGCGTAGGGCGTCATGCCCTTCCACGTCCAAAATGCGCAGGCGCACGGGATCAGCAAATGCTCGGACAAAACCAGCGACGGGTCGGCCTCGATGTCCACGCCGACCATCTGCCCGATCTGGCGGTACGCGCCGCGCCCGGTCAGGTGGAAAATCCCCTGGCCCCGGTACCGCCAGCCGTCGTCGTCGTCGGTGCCGTTCTCCTCGTTGCCCATGCGCGAGCCGTAGGCCAGGTTGGCCAGGGCCACGTCCTCGGGGTCCGGGTCCGACGGGTCCCAGGCGTAGGGCCGGGCCGCCTCCAGGGTCGGGAACCGTTTTTCCCAGACCTCGGTGAGACGTTTGGCGCTGTAGCGCAGGTTCTCGGTGAGCGCGCGGAAAAGCCGCGTCTCGTGTGCGGCGTGGGCCAAAAAATGCGCCAGCACCAAAAACGAGGTCATGCGCCAGCGCTCGAACACCGGCCAGGACGTGGCGAACGCCTGCCGCACCACGGGCAGGGCCTGGGGGGCCAGGGCGTCAACAACGGGGAGCAGATCCATGTCAGACCTCCAGCCATTCGGCGTCGGGCGCGCCGAGCATGGTGCGCAGCCAGCCGCGAGAGGCGCAGCGCACCCGGTCGGCGAACGCGTTGCAGTCGCGCCACCACAGTTTTTGCATCGGTTCGTAGGGCGTGCCGGTGTCGAGGCACACCCCGGCCAGGATCAGGCGCGGATAGCCCAGGCCCAGCCCGGCCAAAACGGCCAGGTGCGACGAGCCGCCCAGCGACACCGGACTCGGCCAGGCCACGTCCACCGATCCGGACAGGGCCGGGCCGTGGGTGAGCGGCCGCTGGTCGCCGACGCACCCGCCCGCCTCCAGCCAGCCGCGCAGGTGGCCGGGATGCACCGTAGCCGCGTGGTCGATTGTCGTGCTGATTTCCGCGATGGCCCGGTTGACGGCCAGGAGGTGGACGCGCAGGCCCAGGGCGGACAGCCGGTCCAGGGTGATGTCCACGTCCGCCAGCCAGCCCGGGGCCGTGCCCGCGATGACCAGAACGTCCGCGTGGAAGCGCTCGACGGCGACCCCGGCCCGAAAAACCGGGGTCACGTTGTGGAGGGGGCGCGCTGGGGTGGTCATGTTAGCCGCGCCTGCCTTTTTTGGCGGACGTATCGGACTCGGCCGGGACAGACTCACCGCCGACGGCCGATTCGGACGACTCGGGCACGGCCGCATCCTGCGGCGTCGGGTCCGGAGCCGGTTCGGCCGAGACAGACTCACCGCCGACGGACGGGGCGGTTTCCTCGGCCGGATCGGCCACGCCGTCGTCAATGGCCTCGGCGGCCACGACGTCGGGCAGATCCAGGACGGTGTCCCGGGGATAGGTTTTGCCCATGTAACGAAACGTGCCAGTGGTGACGATTTTCATAGCGTCACCCCCTACACGGCCAGGATCGAGGCGAAGGCGTCGATCTCGTGGATGGCGGGCAATGGGGCGGACTGGATCATCAGGTGCCGCGCCGGAGGATTGTCGGGTATCCACGAGGACGGATAGTACGGCGTGGACACGCCTTCAATCATGGCCTTGGCATCCTTGATCGCGCCGAAGTGCATACGCGCCTCGGCCCGGGTGGAACCGATCAATATCTTGTTGGCCGGGACCATGGGCTGCAAGACGCCGGAATCGTCCTCGTAGTAGTCCAGAAACTGATAGAGCTGCACGCCCTCCAGTTCCCCGAGGTAGGTCACACCCTTGGGCAAGTCCTGGGGAACGATCTGCCCCATAATCACCCGGCGGTTGTCGAGCTGCTTAAGCACCAGCTCGTTTTTCTTGAGGGCCTGGGCCACGGACAGCCCCAGCACCGCCACGTCCGGCACGTGTCCCGAGTCCTTGGCCAGCAAATCCTTCCATTCCACGATATCGCCCGCAGGATCGGCTGTGCTGGCTGTCCATTTGTCCGCAGCGGACAGGGTGATTTTATGGGTATCGGCCAAGCCGAAATCCACCTCGAGGGAAATGTCCTCGCCAACGCAAACGACCTTGCCGGTGTTCAGAATTTGCGCCGCCATCCAGCCGATGCGCCGGTTGATCTGGGTCATCAGATCCAGCAGGTCGCGCCCGAGCTGATAGGCCGCGCGTTCCTGTGGGCTTTTCCCGCCGTAGACGTGCTCACCCGGCAGCCGCTTGAGCAGGTCGCCAGCCGTGGTGATACGAAACGGCTTGACGTATGGAGGGATGAGGGTCTTGGTGGAGTAGCCCTTGCGTTCCACGGGCTTGCCCTCGCTCAAGGGGTTGACGAATGCGGCCAGACGGCGGCCGCCCTTCACCACGTCCACGTCCACGTATTCGGATATGTGTACGACGGGATCAGAGAAGTGGAAAAAGGTCTCCAGCAGGAAATCACCAACCGGATAGACGGTCTCGACGACCTCCAGCATCTCGCGGCTGGAGAACAGATCGATTTCGTTGGGCATGGCTAGGCCCCTCCCACGGTGGTCAGGTAGATGTTTTTGTCGCGCAGGCCGTCACGGATGGCGGCCAGGGTGTGGCCGTTCCCGAGGGTCAGGGCGGCCTGGTTGAACTGGCCGGACAGGTAGCCAACGGTGAGCACGTCGGCGCTGGTGGCGTCCACGGCCTCGGCCAGGATGCAGTCCGGGGTCTGGCTGCCGTCGGTCACGGACGTGGCCCCGGACAGCACGTACTTGCCCACGTCCTCGTCCTCGGCGTCGGTGATCCTGCCGAGTACTGCGCCGCGCGGCAGCACGCCCTGCCCCGAGGCCACGGTGATGCCCTGGGTCACGATCTTGGCGTCTCCGGCAATCAGGTTGTCCGGAACGAACGCTCCGGCAGTCTGGTATCCCTGCGACATGGCTATTTCCTCCCCTGTCCGGCGGTCAGGCCGGATTTCATGGACGCGCGCACCCGGGCACGCTCGGCCGCGTCCGGATCGGCGGGACCGCCGGGAGCGGCAGGCTTGGCCAGGGTCGCCTGCAACAGCGTCAGGTGCGACGCCGAGGCCGGGGGCGCGGGCTGTTGGGCGGTCGCCGGGGCCGGGGCCAGCTTGGCCGCCAGAGCGGCGTACTGATCCACGGTCACCCCGAACTCGGCGGCGGCCGACATGGCGGCCGTCAGTTTCTGTCCCGCCTCCGCGCCGAGAATCACGGCGGCCAGGGCCAGGATGCTGGCGACGCCCGGCTGGGCCGGGGCCGCTGGCGTCGCGGCGGCCGGCTGGGCCGGGATCGGGGGAGCGGCCGCCGGGGCGGTCTGGGCAACGGGCGCGGGAGGCGCGGCGGTCACGGGATTCTGGGCCGGGGGCGCGGCGGTCTGTCCCCCGCCGGGCAACGCAGTGGATGCGGGCATGGTCTCCTCCATGGCGAAAAAGGTCCCGGCGAGGGGCCGGGGGGCCGACAATTCGGCCAAAACTCCCTCCAGACTGCCCAGGGCGTCGGCCATTCCGGCCGCCACCGCCCCGGCGCCGACCAGGACGCCGCCCTGGCCGAAATCGGTTTCCACGGTCTGCACGGACACGCCCCGAAACGTGGCCACGTCGGCGAGGAACACGGCGGCCAGCTCGTCCAGATGGCGCACCAGCTCCCGGCGGCCGTCGTCGGTCTCGGGGTCGAGGCGCTTTTTCGGCGACCGGCTGGAAACGATTTCCAGGGTCTTGCCGTCGGACCTGGGCAGGCTCATCACCACGCCGATGCTGCCGAGCACGGCCGTGTCGTCCGCCACGATCCGCCCGGCGGCGGCGGCGATCCAGTAGGCCGCACTGGCCCCGGTCGCGCCGACGTAGGCGGCCAGAGGCTTGACGCCCCGGGCCGCGTAAATCTGGGCCGCGAACTCGTGGATTCCGGCGATCTGCCCGCCCGGGCTGTCGATCTCCAGGGCCACGGCCCGCACCGACGGATCGTCCAGCGCGGCCCGGAAATCCCGGGCCAGAAGCTCCACGGACGTGGCCCCGGAGATGCGGGTGAACAGGCTCGAATAGCGGAAGATCGGGCCGGTCACCGGGATCACGGCCACGCCGTCGCGCACCGTGATCCGTTCGGCGCTCTCCAGCGGCTGGCCCGTTTTTACGGCCAGGGCCTCGGGGTCACCGTGGCGGTGGGCGATCTCGACGATGGTCTCCAGGTAGCCGGGCAGGATGGCCCAGGGCTCGGAGGTGATGGCCGCAAGCACGCGCCGGGCATCATTTTTCGGCATCCGGCTCCTCCTCGTTTTCACCGCCAGCGGCGGCCGGGACGTCCTTTTCTTCTCCGACCGGGGCTTCGGCCTTGCCGGTGGAGCGGCCGGACAAACTGAACGACAGGCCATGTTTGGCGATATCGCGCTCCTCACGTGCCCGCTGGGGGAGCAAGGTCTCAAAGTTGCCGGAATGGGCCTCGACGACATCGGCGTAGGTTTTGATCCCGGCTCCCAAAGCCATGATGTCGGCCTCGATCTCCTTCACCGGGTCCACGTGGCCCCGGCGCGGCGGCACCCAGCGGGAGGCCAGGTAGTCCTCGCGGGCGTCCAAAAACGAAGGTGCGTTTGGCGGGGTCTCGATGTAGCCGCGCGCGAACGCCTCCTCGACCACGGCCTCCCAGACCGGACGGCAAAAGGCGCTCTCCAGCCACGACTGGTACCGCTGGAATACCCGCCAGGCCTCGAGCAGGGCGGCCCGGGCCGACGAATAATTTGTTTTGGAAAAATCCTTGGCCACCACCTCGTAGGGCATCCCGGCGGCGGCCCCGGCGGCGCGCAGGATGCGGGCCACGAAGGCGTCGAAATTGGAGTTGGGGCGGGGGGCGTCCAGGGTCTTGCCCCGCTCGCCGGGATACAGGTGCAACACGGAACCCGGGGATATCTCGCGGACGTTGCGTCCGGCCGGGCGTGTCCTGGATTTGCCCCGGGGGTCCATGCCGATCCCGGCGGCCACGGGTTGGTCGGATTCGATGACCACCGGGAACGCGGCGGTGATGATCTGGCCCACCAGCTCGTAGTCCAGGTAGTCGGACAGGTCGCGGAAGAATTTCATGGCCGGGGCCAGGACGCTCACGCCGCGCACCTGCTCCTCGTCGATCTGCGGGAAGGCGTGCAGCACCACCGGCCGCCAGGCGATGCGCGCCGGGTAGTAGGCCACGTTCATGGCCAGCCCCATGTCCAGGCGGCCAGTGAGCGGCTCGGGGTTGGCGATGTAGTAGCCCACGGGCTCGCCGCGCGACCCGAGATGCACGCCGTCGCGGATCATGGGCGACAGCGTCAGGTCGCCGGGCGAGGCCAGCCGAAGCGGCGACAACACCTGCAGGGCCAGGGAATACGGCGCAAACGGATCGGCCCGGTCCACGCACAGGTTCAAAAATTCGCCCTTGACCAGGGTGGAGCGGATATTGAGTTCCTGGATCTGCCAGAACGTGAGCCGGTTCCCGGCGTCGGCGGCGTCGGGACGGATGGCCCAGCGGGCAAATTCGCGCTCGATGGCGTCGCGCAGGATGGCGGCCGCCTCCTCGTCGATGCCCAGGCGTTCGGCGACCAGCGTGGACTGCGGCCGGATGCCCGGGCCCACGACGTTGACGGTCATGCCGCCAATCAGACTGGCGGCGTTGGGATCGTTGGCGGCCAGATCCTCGGCCCGGGCCATGACCCGGGAGCGTTCGCGGGAGGCGGAAAATTCGGTCTGGCGGTGCGGGAACCAGTTGGACATGGTGCCGTGGTAGCCCCCGGCCGTGAGCGCGATGCCGGGCACGCGGCCCGGCGCGGCAGCCGAGGCGGCCCGGCGTCTGGCCACGGTGCGGGCGTTCACAGGCACCCCCCGGGGCGGGACGGGATCAGGCTTGTCGTCCGCGATCTTCCCTCACGAAAAGCTTTTTCCCGGGCCAGGGCGCTCCCGAATGCATACAGATCATTGAGGGTGGTACGGTCAAAGGAGTCATTGCCGATGGTCACCCGCTGGCCGCGCACCACTTTGGGCACAGCGGCTTTAATTTCGGCGATCAGATCGGCAAGATCGGCATCGGAGTACAGGGCGAACATGCGGCCCGGATACACAAAAGCCATGGTGCGGTCAGAGACATGAGAACACCTTGGCGACATGAGAGACACAATTTTTTGGCCCGAAATTTCCCGAAAAGCAACGGGCCACAAGGCTTTTCAGCCCGTGGCCCGTCGTCTCGTCAAAACGCGGCAAAAAAAAGTTTCAGGCGGCCTCGTCCGGATGGATTTCCCGACGACGCTTAAAGGATTCAACAGACGAGAGATAGACGCGCAACCCCCTGGAATCGCCGACTTTTATTGCCCGGAGTTCCCCGCGCTCCACCAGCCGGTAGACATGCGACCGGCTGCACCCCAGCAACTCGCGTACCCGCGCCATGTTGACCACCATCTCGGCCATCACCGCCTCCTGTTCTGGAACCAGCCGGGCAGGCCCGAATGCCCACCGCCGCCATCCTGGGCCGGATCCTCCTCCGGCTCGTCCTCGACCTCGTCGTCCGGGGACCAGTGCTGCACGCCCAGCACCTCGGCCGCCACCAGGGCCATGACCTCGCAGTCCCAGAAATGGTTCGCCCGCTTGGGCGGGCACAGCCACGCCGCCTCGTCCTCGTCCCAGTATTCGGCGCACATCTGCCGGGCGTAATCGTCCGTGGCTTCGGCGTGGAGATGAAACGACCCGGGATCCGTGGGCAGGATCGCCAGTTTGCCGGACAGCCGGTTCTTGAAAAACGTGGTGTCCACCCGCAGCAGCTTGAGTCCGCCGGGGATCGGCCGCGTGTCGCCCGGGTAAAACTCGATGTTCGTGAACGAAAACGGCCGAGACATGCGCCGCTCGCCCTTGTAGGCCAGGATGCGGCCCCGGTTGGCAACGCAGAAATCGTAGACGTCGGACGTCTTGTCGCCCTGGGAATCCTGCACCACCAGCCGGACCTGATGGTCGTTGCCCGCCGCGTCGCGGTAGGTATCCTGCCACAGCACCCGGGCCAGGGCCTCGAAGCTGTCCACCAGGCCCTCGCGCACCAGCCAGGTCTCGCGCTCCATGCCCCAGCCCACGGCCCGGATCACGTAGACGAATCCGTCCTGCTGGGTGTCCACCCCGGCCACCAGACAGGCCACCCGGCCGCCTCCCGGAACCAGCCCGCGCGGGCGTTCGTCGGCCAGGGCCAGGATGGCCTTTTCGGCCCGCTCGGCCGTGTAGTCGCGCCAGGGCGTCGCCTCATAGCCGTTGCAGTAGTCCTTGAGCGCGACCTTATCCTTCGTGCCTTTCAGAAGCGCCGCCGCCGACTCGGACAGGGAGACGAACGGCGAGTACAGCGCCGACAAATGGAAGGCGATGCGCGGCGGCCGATACCGCCGCAGGTGGGCGAAAAGCTCAAGCCCCGTGCGCTCCTCGCGCCACACGCCATGGGCCACGGCCCGGTCGCGCCGGACGTCGTCCCAGCGGGCGCCGCACCGCTCGCATTCGTACCAAGCCAACCCTTCGTCCTGGACCTTGTCCGGATCACGGACGTCGTCAGGCCAGCGCAGACGCGGCCGACCGTCCTGGTCCGCCGACACCAACCGTTGCTCACAGCCGCAGTCCGGGCACCGCGCAAACCAGTAAAACCGGGCGTTGGCGCGCAGCCAAGCCAGCCAGATCGGGCCGGTCTCCGTTGTCGGGGTGGAAATATCCAGCGCCTTGCGATCCCAGCGGAACGTCCGCTGCCGTTTTTTGATGAGCGCGTCGGATGATGCCTCTTTTTTTGACGGGGTGAACGGGAATTTGTCCACCTCGTCCTTGAACTGGTACTTGGCGGCGACCCGGGCTATCCGCGTCACGGACCCGGCCCAGGCCAACTGAATGCTCATATTCTTGAGCTTGAGCCGCTTTTTGGTCATGTCGCCGGGTTTGCCCGTGGTCAGGGAGGCCAGCCGGGGCGAGGCCGAAAACATGGGCTTGAGGCGGTCCTCCACCAGATCGTCGGCCGTGGCCTCGTCCGGGACGATGTACTGGGCCAGGGCCGGGTCGCGGTCGGCGATGTAGCCCAGGATGATCTCGGCGATTTTGGATTTGCCGAGCTGCGGCGCGGCGCAGACCGCCACGTCGCGCACGTAGGGTTCGGCCCAGGCGTCCATGATCCCGGCCAGGTACGGGGCGTTGGCGTTGCGCCATGGCCCGGGCCGCGAGCCTTCCGTGACCACGAAATACCGCTCGGCCCACTGCGACGGCAGGATGCCCGAAGGGGCCCGGAATGCGCTGCGCACGGTCCCGGAAAACCAGAAGGCGAATTTCCCGCGCGGGATGCCGGACAGGCCGATGGAGCGCAACCACGCTGCATCGCCCTGGACGCGCTCGGGCGTTTTTTTCGGGGGCGGCACGAGCCAGCGCGCGGGATCGGTCACGCGGCGTCCTCCCCCTCATCCGTCCCGGGACCGTCCAGGCCCTCGGGGTCGTCGATCTCGATCTCGAAATCCCGGCGGCGGGCGAAGGAATTGAAAAAATCGTTGCTGGCGGTCACGAAGAAATGCACCACCTCGTCGATTTTTTTCGGGTCGCCGCCGACCATGGCCACCATCTCGCTCGCGTTGGTGTAGATCCACTGCCGCAGCGACGCGCGCAAAACCGTCACCGCGCCCACGAGCTGCTGGTCCACCTCGTCCCGTGACAGCAGTTCGCCGCGTTCCCGCTGGTTGCGGAACCGCGTGCGCTCGTTGATCTCCCGTTTGAGGGCCAGTTCTTCGGCCAGAAGCTCACGCTTCATGCGCAGGGTGTCCACGTCGTCGGCGCCCGGGGCGGCGTCGGCCGGGGCCAGGTTTCCGGCGGCGTAGGCGTCGGCGTCGGCGCGCAGGACCATGCCGTCGGGCTGCACGCGAAGCAGGCCCTTTTTTTTGTCCGCGTACAACTTGGTCTTTCGGATCTTCCAGCCGTTGCGCTCCAGGTAGGCCAGCACGGCCGGGAGTTTGCCGATCCGATCGGCCACCACGGGCGGGGCCGGGTCGTTTTTTTTGTCTTGCGCCGTTTCCATTGTCCTCTCCCGCCGACTGCATTCCGTTCCGTGGGCCGGGGCGGACCGGTTTCCCGACCCGCCCCGGACGTCGTTATTGCGGCAGACTGCTGGCCAGCCGGATGCCGCAATAGTAGATCACCCGCGAATCGTAGCGGGCGTAGTTGTCGCGCATCCAGGCCCCGAACCGCCGCAGGCTCGGCGCAATGTGCCCCTGGGACTCGCACCACTCCACAAACGACGCGTACAGATCCTTGCACTGCACCCGGGCAAACTGGTCCCGGACCAGGGACCGGTCCGCCCATTCGTTAAAAACGCCCTCGTAGGACGCGGTGGTGGAATTGAACTGGGCCGGTCCGGCGCAAATCAGGTCGCACAGCCGGTGGAAGTGCTCGTACACGTCGCCGCTGCCGCCGCTGAACATCCGGGCCGCCTGGGTGGCGCTGTGCATGATCTGCGCCCGCAGGCTGGGCGGGATGGTCCGGACGTGGGGCGGAATCTCCCGGGCCGCCTCCGGCCGGGCCTCGAAGCGCCCGGTCTTGCGGATGGCCGGGAGCACCGTCCCGGTCACCCACTTCCGGAACGCCCGGGCCTCGGGCTTGCGGCTGGTGAATATCAGGGAGTACAGCCCGGACTCGGAGACTGTAGCCATTGACTGGGGTCCGCCCAAGGTGTTCAGGACTACTGAACCCCTTTCGTCCTCGTCGAGACGACGAGTAGCCTCCGTTACGTTCCCAAGTTCCAAGACTGCGCACACGTCCTTGACCAAGAACCAGGGCTCTCCCTGTTCGTCCTGGATGGTCCGGACCTCGTGGCCGTCGAAGTAAAAAGGCTGCACCGCGTTCACTTCACCACCTCCAGTTTGGAAAATCCCGTTGGATACGCCAGCCCGTGGAGGTCGTCGCCGACCCCCCGCACGTCCCGGGCCAGACTCCGCAAAATGGTCCCCGCCCCGAACGCGCAGTCCACAAGGGTGTCCTGGGGCCGGGTGTCGGCCACGCAATCCAGCATGGTGGCCAGGGCCTCCAGGGCGAAGGTGTGCCCGGCGACGGCCGAGGCCGCGTCCGTGAGGGTGGCGGCCGGAACCTGGATGGTGTCGCGCTTCATGACGCCCTCCCTTCCGGTTCCACGACCCGGCAGGTCTCGCCGGACGCGCTCAAGTTCAGGAAGCAGTCCCCGCGTTCGGCCAAAAGCGCCCGGCAGATGGCCAGGGCGTAGCCCAGGCATTCGGCCAGAATCCACACCCGGGCCGAGCGCGCCTCGAACCGCATGTAGTACCGGTGCACGTCGCCAAGGGTTTCCAGGAAGTGGGACAGAACCACCGTTTTCAGTCCTTTGCCATCTGCCGGGGAAAGGGGGGAAAAGTCGATTTTCACAAGGCACCTCGCTACGTTGGGATTTTGGGCACGAAAAAAGGCGACAGCCTGACGCTCCCCCGCGTAGCGCGGCCGGGTCCTCGCGGAACACCGGACGTCAGGCTGTCGCCGATTGCTTGCCTCTCCCAAAGGAAGATGCTTGGCGACAAAAACAAAACATCCGTTCTTCAACCCGGCTTGGGACCGGATCGTGGCGACGGACGGCCACGCTACGTTGGGGCCACCAGCCAAACCCGAAACGCGGCCGGAAGTCAAGGGGGTGGCCGCCCCAAAATTGGGGAGGCGGGGGCGCGCCTCCAGCTCGGCTGTCTGTCCCAGGTCGTTGGTCATCACCACCTCACAGGGCCACGGCGTACACGGCCCGCTCGGCCTCGTATTCGTCGACCAGGCGCCGCAACCGCTCGTTTTCGCGCTGCAGGGCCGCGTTTTCGTCGGCAAAGGCCGTGACGGTTGTCGAGCGGCGCACTCTCTGGGCGCGAAAATCGGTGACGTCTCGCATTTTTTGCAGCCGCTCGACCTCGCTTTTCAGCTCGTAGTTCTCGTCTTTCACCGCCTCGATCTCGCGCTGCAGGGCCTCGGTCTCGATTTTCGCAGCCTCGAGCACACGTTTCAGGGTCTCGGTCTCGTTTTTCGCAGCCTCGAGCACACGTTTCAGGTCCGCGTTTTCTTCGGCCAGGGAGTTGCCTGACTGCGGTTTTTCGGGCCTGGGCCACGGGGTCGACGGCTGGATTTCGCACGCCGGAGGTTCGGCCGGGACGGCCGAGGCTGGCGGCGCAGCGGCGTCGTCACCAAACGCCAGGGCCACCAGCTCGTGCGGGTAGTACACATTTGTCAGCGACCCATCCCACAGTTGATATTTGCGGCCGTTGCGGCTGGGCCGATAGCCCGATCCCACCTTGCGCACGATGCCCCGCCGGTTGACCTCGTAGGCCGGGAAATCCGGGATCTGTCTCCATTCATCTCTCATCTCCGGCCCCTCCTCTCCACGCGCTCGCGGATCGGCCCCAGGTGCGGCTCGTCGCGGATGACGGCCCGATCCTCGCCAGCCCAGGCGCTGGTGGTGTAGCACAGCGGCCCCAGCACATCGGGCGACAGGCCCAGCTCGGCGGCGGCCCAGGCCAGGATGGCCGCGTGGCACGGATCAAAGGCGTTGCCGCACCAGTCGTCGCCAGCCTCCCAGCGACGATTGAGCGCCGGACATTCCAGGGCCACCGTCCGCTGGGTGCGACGGTCATAGTCGTAGACCACCAGGATGCGCAGGGCGTCCTGGGGCGCGCCCGCCGGGTCCATGATGCAAAACAGGCCTTTCGACGGCTGCCGTTCGCCCTCGGGCAGCACGAACCGGCCGTCGCGGAAATAGCGGCCGGACGGGACGGCCGGGGCGACGGGCGCGGCCGGGGGCGGGGTGAAGAGGGTGAGTTGGGTGGTCATGACGCTGTCGCCTCCTGTTTCGCTTTGGCCAGCGGCCCGCCGACCAGATCCACATGCTGGCCCGGCTGCCCGGGCCGATCCACTTTGATGCGCCGCACCCCGAGCCGCTGGGCCGTGGCCGCGAGTCTCGCCCGGTTTTGATCGAAGAGTTTCCCGATCTCGGCCGCGCCGTCGAAACAGGCGTACCGGCTCGGGCCGCCCCAGGCGTGGACCAGAAGGGCCTGACCGCCTGCGGCCGCATGGGCCAGGGCGGAACGGAGTTCGCGGTGGGGGAAGAGTTTCACGGCGCAACCTCCGCCATGTCGTGGCAATTTGCGCGCACCAGGGCTTCCGCCAGCGGCGGACACACGCTGTTGCCGCAGGCCCGGACCTGCTTGGACTTCGGAAGCGGCTTGCCGTTGTAGACGGGATCGATGACGTAATCCGGCGGGAACCCTTGAGCCAGAAACAGTTCCCGGGGCGAAAGCATGCGCAGGCCGATGTCCGCGATGACGTAGTCCTCGCCCTGGACGGTCACGAGCCCGAAGCGGTCCTTGGTGGTGACCGTGTGGAGCGGATCGCGTGCATCCTGCCCGATGCCGCACCCAAAATACTTGACCAGGAAAGCCCGGACCTCCCCGATATGCAGCCCTCCGGCCGTGACCGTTGACAGGGACTCGGTTGCAGCCTGGCCGTGTCGGCAGGTGCCGCGCAGCTTGACCAGGTGCGAGGCGACCAGCCCGGACTTGCCGCCTCCGCCGGATGTCACCGTGCCGCACGGGGCGGACACCGGGTGCCCGACGCTGTTTCCGAAATCACGTTGCACATGGACCGCCACCAGACCCTGCTGGCTGCCTGTGCCCATGACCGTGGACAGGGGCGCATCCGCAGGACGTCCGGCCAGCCGGTCGTTATGAGCGCCGCCGTTATGCTGGGCCAGGAAGGCGGACACCACGGCGTGTTTGCCGCCACCGGCCACTACGGTGCCCAGCGGTTTCCCGATATCCAGCGCGCGCGGCGATTGGCCCGGGCGCTCTCCATATCCGGTCTGAATCAAAGTAGGGACGGCCAGCGCAAAATCCGGGCTTGTGGTGATCGTGCGCAGGGGCTCCCGGGGGGCCCAAACATATTTGCTGCGGCCGGTGGTTGTGCTGTGCGCAGGGCTGACTAGTACCGGAGCCGCAAGGGCAAAGCCCGGTTCGCTCGCGGTCACGGTGCGCAGCGGCTCATCAACCGAGTTTCCCCGAAAATGTGGGTATGCGTGGTTCGGCTTGACGATGTATGGTGCCACCACAGCATGCCGGTTTTCCGTGGTCTGCGTTCCCAGCATCTCGCCGATGCCGTTGCCCCGAAAGTCCCCGGGGCGCTTCGGCCCGTAGTAGGTCACGATGAACGGTTCAGCCGCATTGAGGACGTACCTCCGGATGCCCTCTGCGATGCGCCGCAGGGTGTTTTCGGCCAACGGCCGCTTGCGCTCGAAAATCGACGGACACGGGATGGACCAGTCAATGATGTCCGCCGCCGTGCGGTAAGCATGCTCCCGGCCAGGGCCGTGCGTCGGCTCCGGCCAGACGATGGGGCGTCCGTCGCAACGGGCAATGAGGAAAAACCGCTTCCGGATCGTCGGCGCGCCGTAGTCGCAGGCCCGAAGCTCCCGGTGCTCGACCCGGTATCCGAGACGGCGCAACTGCCGCAGCCAAGCCCGGAACGTCTCGCCCGCCCGATCCTTGATGATCTCGCCCCGGTCGGTAAGCGGCCCCCAGGTCGTGAACTCCTCGACGTTTTCCAGGATGATGACCCGGGGCCTGGCCTGCTTGGCCCATTTGACGACGGCCCATGCGAGGTCACGGATTTTGGAGTCACGTTTTGGTGCGCCACCCTTGGCCTTGGAAAAATGGGTGCAGTCCGGGCTGGCCCACAAAAGTCCGACGGGCAGGCCCCGGGTGACATGGTTCGGCTCGACGGAAAAAATATCCTGGCAGTAGTGGCGACTGCCCGAGTGGTTGGCACGGTGGATGGCCAGGGCGATGGGATCATGGTTGAGCGCCACGTCAGGATCACGCCCAATAGCCTGACGAATCCCGGAGGACGCCCCGCCGCCTCCGGCAAACGAATCAATGACCAGTTCACGACCAGAGTTCGAGCCGCCGTATTGTCCGCCGAAAAGATCAAGCATCACCCGCCACCTCCACCACCACCGGCGCGTCCGGCCAATCCCGGGCCAGCCACGCCTTTTGCACGTCGTCGGCCCAGAACAGTTCCCGGGCCCGGCGCGACGTCTGGCGGTTGCCGCGCTCCCACGACGGGTCCGCCCGGAACGCCAGGCCGTCGCGGGCCGGATCGCCGCCCGGCCGCCGCATCCGCACACCCCCCACGGGATACCTCGCCACGAAACCCAAATACTCGAAATACCGCGCCCGGCCCGGGTAGCTCTCGGGCCAGCCCTCCCACAACTCCACCATCTCCGGGTCGCTCCAGTCGATGCCCGGAATGTCCGGGAAGGCAGGCGCGACAGCCGTGGCGGCCGGGGCGGGCGTGGCTGGCGTTGCCGGGGACGGGACGGACTGGTCCGGCGCGGTCAAGGCCGGGGCAGGCGGCGCGGGTGCGGGCGTCGGCTCGGCATGAACGGCCGGGGCGGGCACGGACGGCAGGTCGCGGCGGCGCTCCATCTCGCGGCGGACATGCGACGGGATTCCGGCCAGCACCCAGGCCCGGATGTCCAGGCCGCACCCAATGGCCTCGCCCGGGTCTTTGCCCGCCGAGGGCGGCGCAGGCCAACGCCGCGAGGCCGGGAAATGGTCCTCCCACCAGCCCCGGGCCTTGGCCCCGGCCTGGTCGGAATCCAGGGCCAAAAGGATCAGCGCGGCCCGGGACAGGATCGCCGCCGCCGTGGCGTCGGGCCAGGCCGTGGCCGAGCCCGTGCCCATGACCCCGACGTGCAGCGGGTGGGTGTGCTGCCAGACCATGGCCGCGTCGCGCTCGGTCTCGATGATCACCCAGACGGTCCACTCCGGACGGCCGTAGACGAAATAGAGCCCCTGCGCCCCGCCGGGATTGACCTCCCAGTATTTCTTGTCGCGCAGGGACTCCGGCCCGAGCTCCGGGTGCGGCCGCCGGATTTTGATCTTGACCACCTCGCCGCCCACGAAAAACGGCAGCACCAGCCCCTCGGGTAGCCAGATCTTGCGCTCTGTGCCGTCGGGCTTGAGCTCTTTGGGCAGGCCCCAGGCGGAACGCGGCGGATACTTGTCCTGTTGATTCCAGCCGATGCGGCACTTTTTGGCGGTGTCGGCCGTGATGCCCCAGGCCGCGAGCTGGGCCAGCACGTCCGGGGAGGATTGCAGGCGCTCGGCGGCGTGCGTCACGAACGCGGTGGCCTTGGCCCGCCAGGTCTCGTTCGGCATCTCCACGATTTTCGGCGTCCAGGGCGGCGGGCCCTGGGGTTTGCGGGGCGCGGCCGGGTCGCGGCGCGGCGCGACGCTTTGCGCGTCCGGGGCGTAGCGGGCCTTGAAGTCGCGGAAGCCGTCGGCGTCCCCGGCGTCGCGGCCGTGGACGGCGTTGAAAACGCCGATCAGATCCGTGGTCTCGCCGCAGGAACAACAATGTGCGACGTCCCCGGCCGGGTCGTAGGAGAACGCTCCGCCCGGGGTGTTTTCCTGGTGGAACGGGCAATGGGCCCAGACCTCGCCGCCGCGCTCCTCCGGATTCGTGAGCAGCCCCCGGGCGATGTCCGCCCGCTCCGCCGCGCCCAGCCATTCCTGTGCCGCTCCCATGAAATCCCCTCCCGCCATGGTCGAAAGCTGTGCGATGATCCTTCGACCTTTTTTCGATCTTTTTTTCGACTATTCTTAAGAAGAATCTTTAAAGATTATAGGGGGTTTTTTGATGCACTTCGACCTTGCGAGGATTGTAGGTACAACCTCGCATCGCTTTCCCCCTGGCTGGCCGCTGGAGAGACTCTCTGGATTACGTCAGAGTCTTCCGGAAAATCCTCGCATGGTCGAAGAGACGGCCGCAAAGCCCCGCCCTGACTGGCTGGAACCCGCCGCGCCCTTTTTCTGGAATCCTCGAACCATGGTCGCCATCGTCGAAACCTCTAAAAATTGTGTTGGGTGGCATCGCGCCACTCGTCGGTGATGCGAATGCCCCGGTAGTAGATGACCCGGGAGACGATTTTTTCCAGTCCCGGCCGCGTCTTGAAGTCGGCGGCCATGGATTTCATGGACATGACCTTGTCCTTGGGGGTGTTCATCTCCTCCACGCACCAGCGCGAAAACGCGGCATGGAGGTCTTTCATCTGCTCCTGGTTGTGCTCGTCGGGCACGGTGCATTGCGCCATCCACTGCCCGATCAGATCCTGCTCCTCGCGGTATTCGCCGGTCTCCTCCATGACGCATGCCGGGGCCGTGGGCATGTCGCCCAGCTTGAGGGCCCGGATCGCGCAGCGGACGTACCAGGCCAGGATTCCCGGGCCGCACTTTTTCAGATCGGCGTTCAATCGGGCGCGCGGGATCTGGTGCCAGATGTTGCGTGCCGGATCTTCGTCGCCCTCGGCCGACGGGATGAACTGGGCCGCGAATTTGAGGACGCGCAGCCGGGTGTAGAACGCGGCGTCGTTCCCGGCGGCCATGGGCATGGAGTTCGAATGCAGCACAAATGAATGGCTCTGTGAAAACTCGATTGGATCATGGACATACATTCCACGAGCTTCCAGGATATCGCCGCCGGTGAATTGTTTGACGGCAGAGAGGGAAAATCGGTGGTTGCGCTGGGCCTCGGAGGTCACGACCAGACGTTTTCCCCGCAACTTGAGGATGGACGGGCTCGGACCATCAGCGGATTTTGTCCATTTCTGCTCCAGGAGCATGTCCACCTTGACCGTGCCCGCAAAATTCCCGAGGGCGGTGGTCATGGTCTCGAAAATCACGCTTTTGCCGTTGTTGCCGCCCGGGCCCAGGGCGCAGAAAAATTGCTTGGTCTGGATGCCGGTGGCGGCGAACCCGGCGAAATAGTCGAAGTAGTCGCGCAGGTCGCGGTTTTTGCACAGGGCCTTGTCCAGGATGTCGTCCCACAGCGGGGCCTCGGCGTGCAGGCCGTGGTACTCGTAGGGAGAGGCGGACTGAAAATATTGATTCGGGTCGCCCGGATGGAGTTTGCCGGTCTCCAGGTCGATGACCCCGTTGGCGCACGGCAACAGCGTCGGGTGCTGATCCCATTCGTCGCCGGAGATGCCCAGGGAGCCGTCGCCGCTGGTGGCGATGCGCCATACGGAATTCATCCGCTGGAGCGAGCGGCACTTGCTGGCCCGTTCGTTGTAGCGGTCGCGGCGGGTCTGGAAATTTTTGTCGTCGGTCTCGGTGAACAGTTTGGCGTATTTCGCGCCGATGGCGGCGTAGAGGTCGGCCAGGCCAAACATTGCCCGGCGGAAATCGCAGTTTGCGTCCGGGTGCCAGTGCGAGGAATTGAAACGGTAGGTGCGCTCCAGGCGGTTGTCGAAAACGAATTTCCCGCCCAGCAGCCGGACCAGGAGCTGGGCGTCGCCGACCTGGTTGAGCCAGCTCGCGGACTCGATCTCGTCCTCGGTGATGTCCGTGCCCGCCACGCCCTGGGGAGTAGCCACGGCCGGTGGAGCCTTGGGCTCCGGCATGGCGGCGCGCTCGGCGTCCGCTGCGGCCTCGACCTCGGCCCTGATATGGTCGGGATCGTTGTAATCAGGCATGGGCGGCCGCCGGTAACACAGGTAGGATTTGAGGTGGCACGTTCAGCGAACCTGGCGTTTCACAACGCAATTTTTCCGTTTTTCCGCGCCAGCTTTTCCGCTTCATAGCGCCACCCCCCGGGGTGTTTTTGACCCCTGTCGGGAGTGACCCAGGAAGGACCCGCGATGTCGCGGTTGCCTCCGCGAGGACGGCCGAACGCCGCCGCGATCAATCGACCATTGGGTTGTATTTTTGATTGGGGGAGAGGTGGAGAGGGCAGACGTGGCCCTCTCATCGGTCGCTGCCGCTTGTGCGGCCGCACGAAACGATGCTAACCACGGAAAATATGTGGGGCAAATGTGGGGCAAATCAGTGTGTGTAACGTAGGAAAACGGCTGAAATAAACAATTCGTAGCAAGAAAAATCAATGATGGCGGAAGCGTATAGGAGTCGAACCTACCTGCGACCTCTCGACCGCACACCGGATTTGAAGTCCGGGCGCCACACCGGTGACGATACGCTCCCGCACGGACGCGTCCGGGCTAGCTATCAGCTTTTTTCGAGGGTTTCAAGGCAAGAGGCCCTGGGGAAAGCATTCCCGGGCTCTCCCTCCCCCCGGATTCTCCCCATGGGGATTCCTGGAATTTCGTGGCGCGATGGGTTACACGATCCTCGTTCGGCGCGTTTTTGTTTCCGCCCGCCGTCCTTGTGCGGCCCGCGCCCGGCCCTTACCCAGCCCTTTTTTCTAAGAGCGCAAGAAAGGACACCCCATGAAAAAATCATCCCTGCTGCTCGCCCTGTGCCTGCTTTTCGCCTCCATGTCCTGCTCCAAGGAAGACAAACAGTCCTTCGCCAACGTGGATCACGACAAGGACGGCGGCATCATCTTCGAGGAACTGGTGTTCGTCTACCCGGACACCGTGGTGGAAAATTTCGCGGCCTACGACGCGGATCAAAATGGCATCCTCGACCAGCCCGAATACAAGACTTTTTATACGGACGTGGTCGTGGACAAAAAGACGCCGCAGGTGGCCCGGCTGGCCCCGACTCCGACCAGACCCTCGGCCCAGACGCCGACTGCGGCCGTGCAACCCGACATCACCGTGACCCTGGAGCCGGAGAAGGCCCCGGCCAAGTCAGCCGAGCCCCAGGCTGCGGCCAAAAAGACCCCGGCGACTGCCGCCAAAGCGCCGGAAAAGCAGGCTGCCGGCTCCTACACCATCCAGCGCGGGGACAACCTGACCAAGATCGCCAAAAAACACGGCCTTTCCGTGGACGAGATTCTCAGAGCCAACGACGGTCTGTCGGCGGACAGCATCCGCGACGGCCAGGTCATCACCATCCCGGGCAGATAACCGGGGACGTCCCCACAGCATATACCCCATGAGCATGAAACATCTTGTCGCCGGTGCAGTTGTTTTTCTGGTTTGTCTGGCCCTCCCCCTGCCGGGAACGGCCCTGACCAAGGAAGAGATGCGGGAGCGATCCCTCAAACGCCTGGAGCGTGTCAGCGATAACGTCAAAACCCTGCCTCCCGGGGAGGATCCCTCCGGCGTCAGCCTGGGCAGATCCTTCCCGGCCCCCGGGCGCCCGCCGACCG